GGCCCCCGGTTCGCGCCGGGGGCCTTCTTTGTGTCTAAGCGGCGTTCGCAAACTCACCGTGGAGGAGCCTGGCCGCGCCTCGATAAGCCGCAGCCGCCTCTTCCAGAGTATTGAAGGTTCCGAGGTGTATGGTCTTGCGGTTCACCTCGATGGAGGCGACGAATTTTCCGCAGCGGGCAACCACGCCTTTGACTCCAAGTTTGTTTCGGCGGGTTACAACCTGATTGGCCATATTCTCCCGGTGAGCGCAGGGGCGCAAATTCCGGCGACGATTGTTGAGGCCATCGTTGTCTTTGTGATCGACTTCCTGGCCGGGGGAGGCATCTACCAACATCCGGTGCATTAAGATCACTTCTCCGTTGCGGGAGCGCGCTGCGTAAACCTTTCCAGACGGCGTGGATAAGGCATACCAATTTTTCCCCTCTACTAAGGGAATATCCGCTCGATTGATGACGGCAACCAGCCCGCGGGTAAGCGGGACGTGGGCGACATCGCCCTCAATGCGAACGGGCCTCTTCAAACGAGCCACGATCAGCAATCGTTGACTTGGAGGGTGGCGCCGAACTCAGCCACGCTCTTCGCGAACGTAGGCTGATAGTGCTCGGCTATGGGTTGGGGCGCGCAGCCGACCACCACCTGAGCGCCGCAGTCGGGGCACTCCCAAAGGTCGCCGTTCCAGAGCTTGTAGGGGCGCCAGCTTTCCGGCGAGCGCTTGCCGCGGATGTTATGAGCGGAGCCGTCGGGCATCCCCTCGACAAACGAAAAGCCGTTCTGCTTCGGGCGGTAGAAGCACTGGCATGCGGGGCAAACGGGCTTTGGCATCACTTGTCTCCATATCCGATAGCGGATATGGATAAGCGCCATCGGTTATGGCGTCAATAAGCGGTAGCGGAAATATTGCAGACCTTGCCAATAAAAGCGATGGCGGTTAGCCCGCCCAGAATGGGGCGCCCGAAACTCGGTGTGATCGCGACGACGCTGCGTCTTCCGGCCAGCCTCTTGGCGCGCATCGACGCTCTCATGGGCCCAAATCGGCGAGCTCAGTTCATCCGCGAGGCTGTGGAGAATGAACTGAAGCGGCGGGGCGGATAACCGCCCGCAACGCCTCCGCCCGCACATGCTGGCCCAGCCTCTCCGCCATGTTCGCGACCCTCTCCCGCTCTACTGGATCTGATGTCCTGGCCAGGGTTTCAGCGGCCCAGGCGCGTTGGGTGGCGGCGGGGATCATCGAGAGGCTCTGGCGTGATGGCAGTTGCCGCCCCACCATGACGGCGGGGTAAGCTCGTTCCAAGTCCGGCAGTGGGGGCATCGCGCCTGCGGTTGGGTGATGAACCATGCCAGCCACTCCTTTCCGGTCACAGGGCTTGCTCCTCGTGCCAGAAATCGATTTCGGCCTTTGCTTCCTCTAGGCTGGGCGCGTGACCGCATCGGTTGTCCTCGGGGCCGTCGTAGTGCTCATGGACCCACTGCCAGTCGCAGTTGCGGGCGGGGATCGGCGGCGGGGCGTAATCGATGCGAAAGCCGCGATAGGTGACGGTCATCTCATCCTCTCAAGTCTGTCGGTCACCTTCTCCCATGGGGGAGGGTGGGAAGTGGTCGTAGGGCTTCACGACCGCAGGCCCCGCCCGGCTGTGCCGTGGGGCCTGAGGCGGCTGGGGATTAGCCAGCGGGCGCATGGCGACCTCCTGTGGCGTGGTTCCCTCAAATCAATATGACCCCTGAACTCTATCGCTGTCCTTGCGCGTGTCAAGCGAGTTGTGTAACTTGCGCGAGTTGAAAGACTCGCTGTGCTGGTGCATGGCCATGACATGGAGAAGAAGGACGTGCGCATTCAACTCGTGATGAGCCCCGCCGAGGTGGCGGCCCTGGACGACTGGCGGGCAGAGCGCCGCATCTGGTCGCGCTCCGAAGCGATCCGGCAGTTGATCGTTGAGGGCATGAAGGCGAAGCCGGCGCCGAAGGCCAAGCCGTGAGGGCGTCTGAGGACGCCTACGTTTACGCGATCGGCTCGCGCTCAGGCCCGGTGAAAATTGGCTATTCCACCGACCCAGCGAAGCGCCTGAAAACGCTCCAGGCTAAATCAGACTGCGAACTGTTCGTCCTGGGAAAGTGGGCGATCCACGGGCGCCGCGCACTCTGCATTGAGCGCTATGTCCATTGGCTGCTGCGCGACAAGCACTTCACCGGCGAGTGGTTCAACGCCTCTCGCGAGGAGGCGGCCGAAGCCGTGCGGCTCGCCATGGCGGAGGAGGACCTGGATCAGGTCTATCCGATCCCGCGCGTATGGACGATGCGACGGCAGTTGCGGGACGGTGAGAACATCACCACGAAATTCCCGAAAGGCACGCGAGCACGGCTGCATGCGGCCTGTGGCGACGACTATGCGGAGTTCGTTCGATCCACGGTGGAAGCCGAACTCAAGCGCCGCGAACGCCAGAAGCCCTAGCGGGGATCATGTCTTCCTCAGGAGATCGGGAAGCTTCGCGATATTGACCGCGACCCTCCTGGCCTCGTCGTACCGGAGCCACATAGGCCCCGTTCCTACGATGTCGGCCTTTTTCCAATAGACATGCGCCAGGGTGATCCCATCGGCCGTCTGAACCTCGAATGAGGCGTCGTGGGCGACGACATGCCAGGGGGCTGAAAGTTTGCGGGGCATCCGTGAACACAAACAGAACACGCGAGGGGGCGTCAAGGGGCCTAGGTGTTCCCGATGATTTCACCAGCGGGTCGCGCTAGCGGGGCAGGGCGATCTCTGCCGGGATAAACCTCCGTGTAGAGGCCCATCTCGCGCGCCCAATACCACTCCAGCCAGATGATCTCTTCGCGCAAGTTGATCGGGAGGATGGCGAAGCGCTTACGCCAACCGTCGTCCTCAGGCTTTCTGTACCTCATGCGGCTTGGGCCAAGACGTGCCGCAGCGCCATGGCGTCCCACCAAGCGTTGTGCTGGACGGCGCCGGGGAGCGTGGTCGGGTAGCAATCGACGTTGTGGACCTCGAACGTCATGCGCGGGTAGTCGGCCGACGCCCAGCCGCCATCCTTCCCTGTGGAGAGGGCTTGGCAGAACCGGCCGATATCAACCGGGCTGTCCGCGACGATGACCGGCGCCTCGTCTCGTCCAACGAATGAACGTATGAGCGACCCCACTTCGTTGATGGGCAAGTTGGTGGCGATCACATCGGCGTCGTGACTGTCCATCAACGGCTCGACGTTCTGCTGAACCCATTGGTCGGTTGCGCGCGCCTCGGTCTGAAGGTGGAGGCTCGTGCCGTCCTCCATCACCAGCGCGAGGCTCAGCAGCGCCCCGCCATGTCCGTCAAATTCCGTGTCGAGGTAGTAGCGCATAGCCCCTCCGAGGTTAGACACTTCGGGTTGGGCTCCGAGGCGCCGGTTTGAACAGGTTAGACATTCCAACCCACTGTTCTTCCTCGGCTAGGCTCGTCCCCTAGGGACTGCCACGCGCGAGAATTACCGCTGAAATCATTGCACAAATCAGCCATTTTGTCTAACCGGTCTTTTGGGGTTAGACATTTTCGTTCGCTTTTCGGTCAAGGCCACCGCCTCATCGGCCAATCGCTCCTGATCCGCGGACGCCGTGTAGAGCGTGACCTCGGATAGATTCGCATGGCCGGTGATGGCCATGATCTGGTGAGGGGTGCAGCCCGCCTCCGCCAGACGCCGCGCCGCAGCCTTCCGCAGGCCGTGCGGGGCGCACCCGGCCGGCAATCCAGCGTCGGTCGCCTTCTCCGAGAACCAGTTGGTGAAGCCCGCGGGCGAGAAGGGCTCGCCGTACTGTGTCGTAATGAGCGTCAGGTGTTCCTTGGGCGCCACTGCGATCTCCGCCCTCAGGCGCGAATGCAGCTTGATCCACAGCTCGGCGCCGGTCTTCTGCTGAACGACCCTGATCCGGTCGCCCTTGATATGCTGGCGGCCCATGGTGACGACATCGCTCCGCCGCTGGCCGGTGTAGAGCAACAGGGCCAGCGCCAAGCGCTCCCGCGAGCCCGGGGGCCACTTGGCCTCGAATGCGGCGATATCCTCCTCAGACCACGCTCGGAAGCCCTTGACCGCCTTGCGCGACATCCGCAGGCCGTCCATGGGGTTCGCCTTGAGCAGCCGCCGTCTGACCGCCAGCTTGAGGATGATCCGCAGCACCTTCCGCAAAGTCTGCTGCGCGCCCGGCTTAGCCGCCAGGGTGTCCAGCAGCACGTCCAGGCGCTCGGGCGTCATGGCGCTGACCGGCGTCTCGCCGAACCCCTCGCGGAACCGTTCAAGCACGTTGCGATAGGTCCGCTTGGTGATATCGGCCAACACTTGGTAGCCGGTGCTTTCGTAATATTCCGCGATCAGGGCTCCGAACGACCCCGGCAGGGTGCGATCCTCGCCGATCTTGCGGGGGCGCTGGGCCTGGGCGGCTTCGTAGGCTTCCGCGAAATCCCTGGATCCAGGCTGGCCGGTCAAGGCGACCCTCGGATATCCTGGCCGCCGATAGTAGTAGCGCTTGCGCCCGTGGCGATCCGCATAGGCCTGGACGTACCTCATGCGGAATGTCGCCATTTGGAGAGCGCCTTCTCCCACGCCGAGTCGGATTGATCGGGGGAAGGTAGCGGGACGTCGCCGCCGTCCGTCAAGCGCAAGCGCACGGCTCCGCCTTCGCTCACCACCTCGGCCACGGTTTTCCCGCGTTCCGCGAGCACGTCGAGAACGCGCCGCAGCTCGGCCTTGGTGACGGCTCTCCGGCTCATGGCAGGTTGGCCAGGTCCAGGCTCATGGCTTTGCGTCCCGATACGCCCAGAAGCCCGCCGCCGGCAGAAGCCACAGTTGGACGCGATCCACGACCCGTTGTCGCCAGTCCGGATAGGTATGTGCCTCAGGCAGGACGTGGACCACGACCACGAAGGCCAGCCAGGACCAGAGGAGATAGAGGCGGCTCATGGCTTTGCCTGGGGAGGGGCGTCATTAAGGGGTGACGAGCCGTCTTTGCGATTGCCCGGCGAGCGATGCGCCAAGCCCGTCCCTCGGCAGTGCCCGCACTTCATCACCGTGCGCGGCGCATTCCACGCCTGCCTATGCCAGTCGGCGTCCGTAATGCCGAGCCACTGACCTTTGCCCCAGCAGGCGACGCAACCCCCCAGGTCGGCGATCTCAAAGCAGGTTTTCCCGGCCGCTCTCTCCGCGGCGAACCGTGGATTTACGATGCTCGGCAGCGCGTCAGGCATCGTTGTCCTCCGGAATGTGGTTGATCCTCATCCCGAGGGAGCTGCGCTTACCGCGGTGGCGCGTGTTGGCATGGCTCATCGGCTGGAACTGGAAGTCCACCGGCAGGCCGCTTTGCGCCTTCAGCCACGCGGAGATGGAGACGGTCAGAAGCAACCAGCGGGGGTTCGCCTCCCAGTGCACCCAGGCCACGTCGCCGGCACCCGGAAACAGCCGCGTGAAGTCTTCGTCGCGGAAGATCATCCGCACGTCCACGTCCCGCCAGTCTGCGCGCTCCAGGGAGGAGCCGACGTGATAGCAACCCAGGCTTTCAGGGAACGCGGCCTGTAGATGCTGGCACGCCTGCTCAAGGGCGAAGATCGCCGGCGCGCCGACGTAGGAAGCCTTGCTGCGCTCAGGCACGTCCGGCGCTGGTGACTCACGCAAGGACGACGCGTCACTATTCATTTCCTATTCCCCCTCTACGCCTGGGGGAGGAACCGGGGAGGCGGGAAGGGGCATCCAGTGGGTATGGACGCCAGCGAGGCCGTCCCATGTCCAGCCACCCCCGTTGTGATCAATCCACCGGATCAGGCTTACGCAGGCCCAGCCATCGCCCACCGGGTCTTTGGCATAGGCAGCGTTTTGGTGGACCGTCCACGCCAGGACACGCGTCCCATCCTTCGGCGCCGTCTCTATCGGCCTCCACCCTTCCACCGCTGGCGGGTTCGGGGCGGCGGAGATCATGGCGCGGTAGGCAGCGGCCAGGCGGTCGAGCGCGATGTACCGCACGACCCGTTTTCCTTCATCAGTGGTGCTGACCTCCCTGGACGCGACAGCCCCGGCGGAGAGCATCTCGTCGGTGATCTCCACCCCTCCGCTCGGGTCGCCGGGCTTGCCGAAGTCGATGCGGGGCTTAGTAGTCATCGCCGTAATCCGGTTCGGGTGGGTTCTCGCAGAACTCGACCTCGATCCGCTCGCGCTCGGCGTCGGTGAGCTTGTCGAGGATGCGAGGCGCATTCGCGTTGTCGGCATCCGCCAGCAGCCACGCATCGATGATCTCGACTTCCGGTCCTTCGGCGGGATGGCCGGCGTAGGACATCGAGCCCATGTGGGCCGCGCACCCCCAGGTGTGGACCTGAATCTCCACCTCGATCTCGGTTTCCTTGTCATCCAATAGGGCGGTGCGGAAAAAGGTCTCGCTCACGGCTTCTCGCCCTCTTCGGCTGTAGGGGTTGTGGTGATCGCGGCGCGGCCGGCGGGGGTGATGCGGTAGGTCCAGCCGTGGTGCCCGGTGCGAATAACGAGGCTTTCGCATTCGAGGGTTCGGAGGCCCGGCACGTCAGCGCCGTCCCAACGCGACTCAATCGGGGAACGACCGATCTGGCGCAGCAGATCGTGTTCGACGTCGGTCAGCTTCACGACCCGCCCCCTTCGACATGGGGATTATGAAGGGGTTTGTCGGTTTCCCGGGACCACGAACCTTCGGCCGGTTCATCTCGCGGTTGCGGGGTGGTGGGGTCCGCTGGGCGAAACTCAGGCCTGACCTTGAACAGGCGCAGCAACCGTGATCGACCGAGGCTGTCGCAGGCGCGGATGCGCTTCATCTCGAACCGGTCGTCGCGGGCCAGGAATGACGCCGCCACCTGAGCGCGGTTGAGGGGATGTGGGCTCATGCCCCGCCACAGCTTTAGCGGCGGGTCGAGATCGCAGGCGGCGTCGTTCATCCACCCGTCGAGGACGCAGAGGCTCCACGAGATGCCCTGACCCTCCTGCGAGAGCTTGGCGATGACGGCGTCGCCGACGCGGTTGCGACCCATCACCGCTTCTCCCCTTCGACATGGGGATCAGGAGGTGGCGGGGTGGTGGGGAGTTGCTTCAGGCGCGAAAACGTCTCTTCATTGCAACCGATCAGGTCCATCCGCTCGCGGTCTGACATGACGAGGCGCCAATGGATGTCGGGCCCCATTTCTTCGGTCTTGGTGCGCGCGCGGCGTTTCCAATTATCGACGCTAGTGTGGAGATCGTCTGCGCCGATGGCGAACCCGCAGCTCTGGCACCGCAAGATCAGAATATCTCCCCACGGATGGTGCGGATTGGAGGAGCCACAGTCGGGGCATGGGTGTTTTGATGGCGTCATAATGAGCACACGCGGCATCCGCCGCTCTCCATACGTTCGCGATTCATCCGTGTGAGGCTGGCTTTCGGGACATTCCCGGCCTCAAACGACGCCTTCATGGAGCGTAGGTCTGTGGGCCAGCTATCACGGCCTATCGTCCTGAACGTGGCGCTGAACTCGTCCTCGATCTCGATGCCTTCATCGAAGAAGTCGGGATGGCGGACCCAGAGCAAATACCATTCGCCGATCCGCTGGTGGTAGCAGACGGCGCAGTCGGTGCGGTACGGGATGGCGATGCCCCGAGCGGCCAACTCCGCCAGGACCATCGGATCGTCATAGCCCCACTCCCGCAGCGGGAAGCGCATGGTCACGCCGGAGATGTCGCCGAAAGCCCCGCCAGCGCGGCCTTCCTCGTCAGCCCTCAGGCCAACGTAGCTGACGACCGGCCCCCGTGCCGCTTCCTGGCTCAGGAAGGCCCTGTAGGGCTCAATCTTGGCGATGCGCGTGCAGAAGCGCGCCCGGAAGTTTGGGAGCATCTTCTGTTCTCGGATGATGCCCTTGAGGCCCGTCCGGTGCATGATCGGCAGGATGGGCTTGCCAAGGCGTTCCCCAAGGCTCCGCCAATGGTCGAACATCTCGGGAAGCTCATTCCCGGTCGGCGTGCAGACGTAGGTGTAGGGGCGCGGCTCCCGCTCTTTCAGCAGTACCGACAGTAGCGAGCTATCATCCCCGCCGGACAGCGCCACGACGTGTAAGACGCCATCGCCGTCGCGCTCGATCAGACCGCTCATGGCTCGCCTCCACCGGAGAGCTTGTCGTCGGGACCAGCGTGGCTCGTAGAGCCCGCGCCGCACGGATTGCTCCGGGAAACGGCAAGCTCTTCTCTCGCCTCATCCCGCTCGGCTTCGGCCTTGGTGGCGCGGGCTTGGAGTTCGGCGATGATGTCTCGCCACGGTCGCGGGATGGCGGCCAGGATGTGGATGACGCGCTTGCTCTCTGCCGCAACAGCATCCCGGCGCTCGATCTCTTCTCCTCTTCTGGAGTGGTCGGAGAGGAGGAGGCGGAGGTCTTCGCCTTGGATGACGACAGTGTAGACGCCCGCATCGAGCGCCGGGTAGACCATCCCGCCGCTGTCTTGGATGTCGAGATCGGCCTTCACTCTCTCCACCGCCTTCTCTACGTCTGCGGGGGGTTGTTCGGGGTGGGGGGTCATGCGGCCCTCGCTGGAATCCACGCTTCGCAGCGTTCATGAGCGAGGGCGTAGCCCGCCGGACCCTTGCGCAGGTCGCCGTCTAAGCGGTCGCCTGACCAGCACTCGCCGTCCTTGTGCGGCGGCTCCGGCGGCTTCCACGAGCCGCAGTTTCCGCAGTGTCCGGCCACGAGCTTGCACAGGGCCTTGTCGATGGTGATGGGCTCCAGCGCGCCTTCGAGTCGGAAGGTCTTGGCGTTGACCTTCAGGACGCGACGGAAGCCGTAGACGCTCTCGACGTAATCGCCTGGCGCGACAGTCGACAGCGCATCGCGCTTGGTAGACCGCGCAGCCTCTGCATCACCGGCGTTCCGAGAGGCCATCTGGCGGAGCGTGGCGGCCTTAGACCGGAAGTCGGCAGCCTTGCGCCGCAGCTCCATGGCGCGGTCGGTCTGGGCGATCTGGCGGGCGCGCGCCGGCAGGTGGCCCGGCTGGCTGACGAAAGCCCAATCGTGGTTGTGGTTGGCCTCCAGCGCATCGGCCTTCTTCTCGGCGGCGTCGGCCCACACGATCAGACGATCAGCTCGGGCGGCCCAGCGTGCTTTTGCATCGATCATCAGCCGACCCTCAGTCTCGGCTTGACGCCGCCCGAAGTTGCCGGAGCGCTTGAGGACAAAAGCCCTTCTCTACCATCGGAGGAGTTCATGAAGACGCTCCTGAAGCCTTGGCGATGGCTGTTCGATTGGCCTTCAGGGCGGCCAGCACCGCTTCATGATGAACCGGGTCGGCGTTTCGCACGGCACTCTCGATCACGAGCAGCAGGCGGTCTATCTCGCGCGCTGCAGCGTCCAGGTCCGGAGCCGCAGCGATCAGGCGGGCGTTCGCTTCGGTGCTTCCGGAGCGCGGATCGCTGGGATACCCGCAGGCGCCGATCACAACGGCGATGTTCCACGGATCATCGACATTACCGGCGTCTGGCGCGCACACGTGAATGTCGGTTAGTTCGTGGTGGGCGACGAACCAAGGCCCCGGCGTAAATCCTTCGGTCATGGCTACATTCTCTCTTTCACGAAGCCGCGGGTTTTGGTTCGGTCTGACTTCACGCGACGCGCCGAAGCTTGGGTTGCGCTGTCGCGACGGAGCGCACGGCGACGATCCTGACGACCATGCCCAGCGTCGACATGCTGTCCGCGTAGGCGTCCGCCATGTCCTGGTGGGAGAAGGTCCGGACGACCTGGCCGGCGGCGTTGCGCGCCTCGAAGCTGGTCATTGCGCCAGATCCTTCGCGAGCATGGCGACCCAGCAGACGGCGGCGATCAGCGCCGCGACGTTCCAGACGTAGGGCGACACCCAGCCGTCGGTGCGGCGCCAGCCGGAGCGCCAGCCTGTGGCGCGGTTGTCGTTCGCGGCGCTCATGCCGCCCTCGCGCGCGCAGGGCTCAGCGCGAGGCGGAGCGTGGTGACGATGACGGGGTAGGCGTCGAGCAGACTGAAGGCGCTCTCCGCCATGTTCTCGGCGATGTCGGCGACGGCGAAGGTCTCAGCCTTGCGGGTCTGGATCCCGCCCGCCCAGCGCGTGACCATACGGCCGTCCGACATCCGCGCGCACTTCTCAGCGACGTCCGCGGCGCACTTCGCGATGGCGTCGCCGATCGCCTCCAAGAGCTCGACGTCCGCCTGGCAGACGCCCGCGTGGTGAGCATCGGTCTGCGCGTCGAGGAGCGCGGCCAGCGGGTCGACCGTGCGGGCGGTGAGGGCGGGGTGGTTGCCGTCGGCGGGGGTCATCTGTCTCTCCGTTCGATGGAGAGACTATGACAAAACGTGCTAATCGCTGCAAGCACAAAATGTGCTATTAGGCGGCCGCCCACGAAAAAGCCCGCCGGAGCGGGCTGGGTCGTTGGAAGGGGGCGGGCGACTAAGGCGTCAGGACAGCGAGCGCGCCGACGATGGCCCCAACAACGGCGAGAGCCAGGCCGAGACCGGTAAGGGTGAACACGAGCATGTCGGTACGCGTGGGGACCTTAGCCACTGCGCTCAATATGGTGTCGAGCTTGTCTTCGATCCGACCCATGCGCTCGCCGGCTAGCTTCGACCATTCTTCCAGGCGGGTGACGCGTTGGTCCATCCCTGTAGAATCGCCCCCGCCGCCTCCGGTTTCAACCCCTGGCGGCGGGCGAGGCTTAAACTTTGCATTTTCGGTGAGCTGGTGGACCTTTCGCTCGATCTCGTCCTCAGCTCTGCTCATCAAATTCCTCGCCGAGTTCCTGCAGGCGCTTCAGCCCCTTGTTTATCAGATCGCTATTTTCCTGAGCGAAGGCCTCTTCGTCCCCTGACTTCAAGGCGCCCATGGCGAGGGCTGTGGTCGCAACTGTGCGGCATTATGTAGCATCCACACCTAGATCGATACGGCCGACAATGATTCCGGCGGCAGGTGTCATCGAATGTGAGGCGCTCTCGGATGCCGCTCCTAGATAGGAGCAACCCCGATGGGGTTAGGAGTTCTGCTCGCCTTGGCCCTCTGGAGCGTCCCGGGGCTTGAAGCCGCCCGTTCCTCGCTCGCCCTTTCGGCTCGTGAAGTTCACGTAGGTTATGAGGTCCCACGGCGGCGTCTCAACATTCACGGGCAGGCGCGGATCGCGGAAGATCCGAAACTGAAAGCAACGCTCTTCCTGCCTTTCGATGGCCTCGAAGAGGTCATGGTAGCGGACGCGGGTGTAGATCAAGTACGTCGCTTCACCCGCCCATACCTTCAGACAGTACGGCGCAGCGAGCATGATGCGTTCGGTCTTCAAGATGTTCCCGGAACCAAGATTTCTCGCATTGCCCCACTCCTCGAAAACAATATCCAAGCCCAACTCAAGTTCAGCGGGGTTAACGAGAGCGCTGCAAATGAACGCGTCCACCCCCAACGCCTGGGTGGGGCCGACGTTCTTCCAAACGGCCTCGAAGCCAATGCCCGCAAATACCTCGTTAGGAGAATGTTGGGTGGCTTCACACGTGGAGACATCCAAGTTGGCCGCGTGTGCTCGACTGAGAACCTTGCTGGTCTCCAAGAGCGCTTCGGCGGACGTTGCGGCCAATTCGATGCTTTTTTCGGCGTCAGCCTCAGCCCGCTTAGCTACACGAGCAGCAATACCGGCCGCCCAAGCGGCCCACCCCGTGAATCCCATGACGGCGGCATTGAGAATGAGCTGCCACAAGTTGAAGCCAATCTGGTCGCGGGCAATTCGGTTGGCTTCATCGGCAATGCGGTTGGCCGCGCGATCCACAGCGAGGGCTTCAATCTCGTAAGCGCTAGGGCTCTGTGCGCCATCGGCGCTGGCCTGTGCGGCTGGTTCGCCTGCTTCTACGGGGCGGGGCGGCGATGGCGTGCCCTTCCGCTCGCTCTCGGCTTCCTGGGGCTGGCTTACGCTGGCTGGAGCTTGGGCTAACGCCGCCGTTGCAACGGCTAGTCCTCCAAGCGCAGCGACGTAACGCCCATAGCGACCAGACATTGGATCAGGAAAGCCCCGGTGAATCCGCCCCGGCTGATCTTGTTGCGAAGGTTGGCCTCTGTCTCGGTAATTCCTAGCGCGCCGAGCTTTTCCACCAAGCCTTTGTAGTTCACGCCCCGCTTGACCATCTCTGATCGCAGCAAGGCCTTGGTGTAGGCCACCCAATCGCGGTCCATCATCGCCTCCGTGTCGAATATCACCATATTCGATGCGAACGCCGTTGACAACGATGCGAAATGTAGCCATATCAGATGCGGACGCATCGGATATGATTACAAATGGCCCAGCACTTCCTGCTCTCGACCGCCGCCCGCACCCTTTCGCTGGCGAAGGTCATGCGCCTGACTGACGACCAGGCCTTCGACCTGTTCCGGTCGATCCGCTGGGCCGACACGGACGGTGACGCCGTGTGCGGCAAGTGCGGCGGCTGCGAGTGCTACACCTTCAAGGCCCGCCGCATCTTCAAGTGCAAGGCATGCGGTTCGCAGTTCAGCGTCACCAGCGGGACGATCTTCGCGAGCCGCAAGATGGACCTGCGCGATATCCTGGCCGCCATCGCAATCTTCGTGAACGGCGCCAAGGGCCACAGCGCGCTCCAACTGAGCCGTGATCTGGACTGCCAGTACAAGACCGCCTTCGTCCTCTCCCACAAGATCAGGGAAGCCCTGGCGGCGGAGCAAGCGGCCTCGGAAATCTCGGGCGTCGTGGAAGTGGATGGCGCGTACTTCGGCGGTTATGTGAAGCCCGCCAACCGCCGCGTTGACCGCAAGGACCGGCGCCGGAAGATCCACCAGACCGGCAAGCGTCAGGTTGTCGTTGTGGCCCGCGAGCGCGACGGCGAAACCCTGACGCACGTCGCGCAGACCGAGGCCGCTGGCGTTCCCTTCGTGCTGGCTACGGTGGCCCTGGGCTCAACCGTCCACGCCGACGAAGCCTCCCATTGGGATGACGTGGAAGCCCGCTTCCTGACGAAGCGGATCAATCACTCAGTTGAGTACTCGACCCCGGAAGCCTGCACCAATCAGGCGGAAAGCTTCTTCTCCCGCCTGCGTCGTGCGGAAGTCGGTATCCACCACCATATCGCTGGCCCGTATCTGGCGGCCTACGCGATGGAGATGGCGTGGCGGGAAGATAACCGGCGGATCAGCAACGGCGAGCAGTTCCTGCTGGCGACGTCATCGGCCCTGGCGCATCCGGTCAGCCGCCAGTGGAAGGGCTACTGGCAGCGAGAAGCCTAGGAGTCTTGCTTTTCCCCCGCGGGCGGCTCCGCCGACGGGGGGTTTTGCTGGTGGTAGTCCGAGGCCAACCGGCGCTCTGCCTCCACTGTTAGCAGATGCAGCGCCACATCGTTGGCGGTTGCCCCAAGCATCGTGTCCCGCGCCAGGGAGTTGAGGTACCCAACCAGCCTTGGCGGCGCAGTGAACTTGATTATTTTCTGCATTGGCCAAAATTGGTCGCTTGTGGCCAAAATTAGCCAATGCTGACCATATTCAGCTTGAACCTAAGAGTCGAATCAGCAAGAAGTTGTGTGCTACGAAATGAAAAGGGCGACCCCCTCGCGGGAGCCGCCCTGATCACTGGTGGAGATCACGGGATTCGAACCCGTCGGTGCCGAGTGGGAAGCCCTGCGTCCGGCGAACCTGCGATCCCCCTGGATGAAGAGGCCGTCCGAAAGGGCGGCCTCGTTCATTTGGGCATTGTTTCTCTGCCCCCACATCTTGTGTAGCGACACGCGAAACAACCTACATACAGGGACATGCGTCCTAATGACTCGTCAATGAGGCGGGCGGTCCGCCCCCAGCCTTTTTTGCTAACGAGAGGTTAACGCTGCGCTATCCGCCAGCCCTTGTAGCCCCCCGCCTGCGGCACCTCTGCCACGATCCCCTTCATCCGCAGCTTCCACAGCGCCGCGCCGACCCGCTTCCGCATCATCGCCACGGCGTCGTCCGGCAGCTTCCGCACCACCACAACCTGACGGGCGATATCCAGGCTGGTGAGCGGCCCCTGAGCCGCCCTGAGCGCCGCCAGCACGTCACGGCGCATCTCACCCTTGAACGCCGCGTGGACGCTCGGGAGGGGCTTGGCGCGGCCCAGCTTGGCGTCGGGGTCGAACAGGCGGATCGAATGCTCCAACGCCTCTAGGTCGAACACCAGGGCGGCGAGCGTCTTGCGGGTGGCGTCGATCTTGCCCGCGATCTCGCGGTGCTTCTCTATGAGGCCAGCGACGGTGTTGGGGCGTTGGATGGGGGAAGGCGATGCGACTGACATGGGTGCTCCTGGCCGGACTGTTGCTGGCAGGATGCGTGGAACAGAAAGCCGGATGGACCGTGACCGACACCAAGCAGGGCGCGATCCTCACGAACGCCGACACCGGCCAAACGTGGATACTGAGGCCGAACGATATGGGCTATTTCGCTTGGTTCGCGCTCTCTCGCGGCGGCCCTCTCTGATATCGCATTCGATGCCATAGGCATCATATCCGATGACGTTCAGCCGGTTCTAGGTGTGCTTGCTACCTAATGCCGCAACTGTGTACCTCAAAAGGTGCACCGTCCGGGCAAGTTGGCTCCGGAGGATAGATATCTCGTCTGCCTGCGTCATGCCTTCCTGATCTCCGCCCTCACAATCGGCGCCCGCAGCTCCAACAGCCGCCGCAGCTCGACCATGAACACCGCCTTCTCCGCCTCCGAGCCATCCACCGGATAGCCCAGCGCCACCACGTCGATAGCTTCCTGGATGAGCTTGTCGACGGATTTGTCAGGGGAGGGGGTCATGGCTGTGCGGCGCTTATTCGTCGTCGTCGCTTGGAACGACGACGTAAGGCTGCTGTCGATGGTTAGCGTGCGGGTTGTTGGGGCTATCCGGCGAGTAGGGGCTTCCATACCGGCCATACGGATTCGACGTGCTGTCGGGATCGTACGGATTTCCGCCCATCTTCCCGCGATAGTTGCCCTGCTGGTCGTAGATTTTGGGCGCGTTGGTCGCATAGGGATTGTTCGGCGAGGTGTCGCTGTAGGGGCTTCCGTTCTTCGAGTAGGGGTTGTTAAAGCCGTCGGACTTGTAGGGACTTCCGGCTCCATACGGGTTGTCGAGGCATCGCGGATCGTATGGACAGACCTGGGCGGAGGCAACACCCCCGCAGAGGGTTAGGGCTGAGACGGCGAAAAGGAGCAAACGCTTCATAAGATCACCTCGGGGTCATGGCTGTGACCTTCGCTCCCCAGGCGACTTCCTGGTCGAACATCGGGCCTTCGTTCTGCGAAATCAGGTGGTAGCGGTCAGGGGATCCAGCCGGCTTCAGCTGCTTCACTACGACGCGCCCATCCGGCAGCCCCAGCACGCAGAGTTCGCCGAACATGTCCGACGTGATGGGTGAGCGCACATCGTCGTAGTAAACCAGCCACTCGGCGAGTAGCGGCCCCATGCTCTCGCCCCGACTCTGAAGAGCGACCGTATGTCTCGTGGCGTTGTGAGGTGCTGGCACTTCGTCAAAGGGTCCCTGGCCCTCGGCGTATAAGATCGCCTCGGCCCCAGCTTGCACGTAGCCTACGACAGGAACGGTCGCCGCGGGTGGACCGCCAGTACCCTCTAGATTGCTAGCGGGAATCTCCAGCGCCTCTGCGATCCGCTGCACGTCTTCTCGCGTGGGCTCGGTGCGCTCGCGTTCCCATGAAGAGACAGTTGTCTGTACAGCGCCAACGGCCTGGCCCAGCTTTGACTGCGACCAACCTCTCGCCCGACGCGCTTCTGCAATTCTGGCCCCGACACCCATGGGGCGAAGCTGCCAACCACGCCCGCTGCGGTCGAACGACAAATTGTGCTTGCGATTAGCACAAAATGTGCTGATATGTCGTTCATGCGTAGTCACCGCGACATCATACGATCCCATGGCGCCTCGATGCTGGTGCGCGATCTCGCCGCCCAGGGCATCACGGTACACCAGTCGACCCCGCAGCGTTGGGCAGACCGAAATTCTATTCCTGGTGAGTATTGGAAGCCGCTAGTCACGCTAGGGGTCGCAACGCTGGACGAGCTCGCTGAGGCCGCGGCCAAACCGTCCCAGGACGCAGCGGCCTAGCCGTGCGCCTCGCTCTCCAAATCCTTTTTGAACACGCGCGGATCTCTCTCCAGTCACCCGCGCGTAGGCCGCCCTTCGGGCGCGGCGGGGGAGGCGGCCGCCATCGTGCGCGCCGTCTCCCCAAGCAGCTTCACCAGTGCGGCTTCGCAGGCCGCGCTGTGTCTATCGGCGACGGGCGCCAACCCGTCTCGCCGTCTCTCTACCGCTCTGCACGAGTGGCGTATTGCGTCCAACGCGTAGCCCGAAACCTCCATGTCGCCCGTCTCCGTCCAGGTCTTCATCAATGACCTATGCGGGGCACACTTTCATGGGGGCAGAATCCCAACAGTCGAACAGGCCAAGCCAGCGTCTCGCGCTCTACCTGCGCGGCCAGTACCGCCGGGATCATCGCAGCAAGCAACTGTCGGTCGATATCGAGTGCACGCCGAAGGCGGCCGAGAACATCCTGAACGGCCACTGGCCGAACGATCGGCACCTGGCCGCCATCGTGGGTCGGTTCGGGCGTGATGTGCTCGACGCGGTGTTCGGCCCGGAGATCGACGAAACCGTCGCGCGTCTCACAACGAAAGCCCGAGAACTTGAACAGCAACTCCAAGAGGTGCGGGCGCTTCAGCGCCAGGCTGGCGGCTTTACGCCTCAGTCTGACCTGTTTGGTCCGCGAGCTGGTGATCCGGTGGAAAACCGGACCGCCGCACTGAAGGCCGCCATCGAGCGAGGTGCGCCGCCCTAGCAGACACGTGAGGCGGTCGCCGTCAGCCGCGAGGCGACGGGCGCTCTGGTCGGCGTCTTTCCGGCCGCCTCACACCCACCAACCGGGAAGACCCGACCAAAGAAGGAACCGACCAGATGACCAGAAACCTCCCATCACTCCAGGACATCGCCAGCGATCCGACGATCCTCGTCGGACTCTCTCTCGACGCCCTGGATGCGTTGTTCAGCGAAGCCGAGACGCAGAACAAAATGATCAGCGCCGCGAAACGCGCGATCACCGGCTGTATCGACGGGCGCTACACCGACGCCATCGCCGCGGCTTACCGCGCGCAAGCCAAGGACTTCGGCACCGTCCGCGTCTCTGACGGCGGCTATGAGATCGTCGCCGACACGCCGAAGAAGACCGAGTGGGACCAGTCGCACTTGGCCACTGTCGCCGGCAAGATCATCGCCGAAGGCGACGATCCGACCGAATATCTCGACGTCACCTACAGCGTGCCCGAACGGAAATACACCGCCTGGCCTGAACACCTGCGCCAGATCTTCGAGCCGGCCCGCACCGTCAAGCCGGGCTCGCGCACCATCAAGCTCGTGCGGAAGGAGGCGGCGTGATGCCTCGGCTCGACAGTAAGGCCTGGATGGCCATTTACCGCGTTCTCTCCGATGAGATGGCCGGCGGTCAGGACGAGGTCGCGCGCGTGACCGACGAGGTCTACGCGGTGCTCGCTCCGCTCCTCCACAAGGGAGCGCTCTGATGCCTCTGAACATCGTAACCGCCGACCAGCGCATGGCCGAAAAAGGCGGGGTCAAGGCTGTCATCTTGGGTGTTCCCAAGATCGGCAAAACCACGCTCCTGCGCACCCTGGATCCAAAGAAGACGCTTTTCGTCGATTTGGAAGCTGGTGACCTCGCCGTCTCCGATCTTCCCGTCGACACGGTGCGTCCGCAGACGTGGCCAGAGATGCGGGACCTTGCCTGCTACCTGGGCGGCCCCAACCTCGCACTGGCCGAAGCTGCGCCCTACAGCAAAGCGCATTATGACCACGTCGTCAGCGAGTTCGGGGGACCAGAGACGCTCGACAAGTACGAGACGTACTTCATCGACAGCATCACGGTTGCGTCGCGCGTCTGCCTGAATTGGGCGCTCACTCAACCTGAGTCCTTCAACGCCCAGGGTAAGCCTGACACCCGCGGCAGCTATGGCCTGCTTGGGCGCCAGATGATCGCATGGCTTACGCAGCTCCAGCACGCACGAAGCCGCAACGTCATCTTCGTGGGGATACTGGATCAGCAAAAGGACGACTTTGGGCGTCTGACTTGGGAGCCGCAGATCGAAGGTCGCGCCACCGGTAACGCCATCCTCGGCATCGTTGATCAGGTCATCACCATGGCCAACATCGACTTCGGTGATGGTGAACCTGTGCGCGCCTTCGTGACCAAGCAAGGCAACGCCTACGGATTTCCAGCCGGCGATCGGTCCGGTCGGCTGGATGAGATTGAGCCGCCGGACCTCGGAGCACTCATCGCCAAAGCGAGCGATGAACAACGTCGGCGCGGGAGCCTCACCACAACGATCGCCCCCCGCGCCGACGCCCAACAAGCAGCCTGAACCCTCTGAAAGGAACCGACCAAATGTCAGACTTCGACTTCAACAACGCCGAGCCCCAACGGGCAATGGGCGACCTGATCCCCGACGGCACGATCGTGCTTCTGGTGAGCAACCTGCGGCCCGGCCAGCACGGTCCGGGCGGCTTCCTGAAACTCGCCAACTCCGGCGCCGCCATGCTCGACATGGAGTTCACCGTGGACGGCGGCGAGCACGACCGTCGCAAGCTCTGGGAGAATTGGATCACCGACGGTGAAACGGACGGCCAGCAGAAGGCCGCTTCCATCACACGGTCGCGCGTCCGCGCCCTCCTCGAGAGCGCCTACGGCATCAACCCGGGCGACGACAGCGAGGAGGCGATGGCTAAGCGCCGGCTGAACGGTTGGGGCGGCATCGACGCGCTGAAATTCTGCGCCAAGATCGGCATCGAAACCGGCGGCCTGAAAGACAAGATGGCTGGACCGCAGTCGGAGCGCTACGCCGACAAGAACAAGATCAAGGCGATCCTGGTCCCTGGCGACGTGGACTACATCGCGCCGGGCCCGCAGTCGGGCGGCTTCCAGACGGCCGGTGGCGCCGTTCAGGGCGCCGCGAAGGCCGCCGGGGGCCAGACGGCCGCTGCGGTCGGCGCCAAGCCTGCCTGGGCAAGCTGATGGCGCGCGCGTCAGCAAAGATCGCTCGCCCTCAAATCGAGCCTGACGCTGACGAGGGTGAGGCGTTGGCGGCTGCGGCCGCCACGCTTCAGTCCTTCGCCCGTGTCGACAACGCCGAGGCTGTCGCCTCCGCCGTGATCTCGCGTTGGATCATCGAGCGGATGAAGCGCGCCGTCGGCGCCCGGCTGGCGGACAACGTCGTGTTCGACCTTCAGGACGCGAAACTGCGCGGCATGGTGGAGGCGGCCCTGCCGCAGATCGGCGCCGCCCTGTCAGGCTTGCCGGCTGATGTGCCGTTCTTCGGCCTTGGCAAGGAGCAGGCCGTGGACGTCTTCATGGCGGGCTGTATCGCCTACCGTGAGGCTGCGGTCGCCGCAGGTGAGAGCCACGACTTCCCATTCTCAGACCCGATTCCTTTCGGCGGCGCCGCATGAGCACTCCGGCAGAGCGAAAGCGCGAATATAACAAGCGCTATTATGAGAAGACTGCCGAACAGCAGCGCGCCTATGCAGCCGCCTACCGAGCGGCACATCCGGAAGCGCAAGAAACTGTCCGGCGCTGGCAATTGGAGAACCCGGAAAAGGCCCGCGCCGCAGCCTATCGTTGGCAGAAAGCCAATAGAGACCGACACCTTGAGAATGTGATCCTCGGCGGACACAGTAGAAGGGCTCGGCGCGCCGGTGTTCTTGATGACCTCACACGAGAGGATTTGCACGACCTCTATAAAGAGCCCGTTTGCAAAGCGTGTGGATCTACCGAAAATCTCTCGGTAGATCACATATTGGCTATCGCCAATCGTGGACCCAATACCAGGACAAACGTCCAGTTACTGTGTAAGCCTTGCAACTCCAAGAAGGGTGCAAGATGAGTGCGCCATTGGATTTTAATCGGCGCCTGCACCGAGAGCAGCACGCCAGCGACGCCATCAACGGCGCCGTCGACAGCGGGCTGCGGCGCAAGCGGAACCTGCAGGAACGCCGACCCTATGTCGGTGCATCCTCCATTGGCGGATCGTGCGAGCGCTCCATCCAGTTCGAGTTCGCGGGCGCGCCGCGGGAGAAAGACTTCCCGCCGGCGACGCTTCGCAAGTTCGACCTGGGGCACTTCGGGGAAGAGCTCGCCAGATGCTGGTTCATCGACGCCGGGTTCAAGATCACGCAGCGCAACCAGCGCACCGGTGAGCTGTTCGCGTTCAGCCAGCTGGGCGGCCGATTCAAGGGACATCCCGACGGGGTGTTCATCGAAGGGCCGGACCTGCCTGGCGTCGGGTATCCTGCGCTCTGGGAAACCAAGAGCGTCGGTGGCAAGACGTACCGCGAGATCGAAAAGCACGGCCTGAAGAAGGCGCGTCCGGGCTACTACGCCCAGGTGGCGATCTATCAGGCCTATCTGAACCTTGCCGACAACCCCTGCATCTTCACCGTCACCAACCTCGACAGCGGCGAGCAGCTGCACCTGTTGATCCCCTTCGACGCTGAGGAGGCCCAGCGCATGAGCGACCGGGCGGTGCGGATCATCGAGGCCACAGACGCTCAGGATCTCCTGCCGCGGCCCTTCGCCGATAAGAGCCACTTCGAGTGCAAGTGGTGCAGCTTCGCCGAGCGGTGCTGGGGACTACCGAAGTGACTGGCGCGGGGGGCGTCTATCTCGGTATCGACCCCGGGCTCAGCGGAGCGCTCGCGCTCTACATTCCAGCGACCGACACGCTACATGTGGGCGACGTGCCGATCCACGAGATCAAGCGCGGCAAGCAGACGAAGCGGGAAGTCGACGTGCATCGCCTCGTCGCGATCTTCCGTGACTGCGCCGTACACCGGCCGATCGTCTGGATTGAACAGGTCGGGACGATGCCGGGGGAGGGACCCGTCGGCGCCTTCACTTTCGGCCGCACGGTCGGGATCCTGACCGGCGTGGCGATCGCCATGGACCTAGTGCTCGAGCGCGTCACGCCGCAGGTGTGGAAGCGCGGCCTGAACGTCCTGGCGGACAAGGATGCGGCGCGGGCGCGTGCATCCGCTCTCCTGCCGCGCCACGCCCACTGCTGGCCCCTGAAGAAGCACGACGGGCGCGCAGAGGCCGCCCTGATTGCACTCTATGGGGCTCGGCAGGCGGAAAGGCTGGCCGCCTGATGTGCCAGCGGTGCGAAGAGCTTGAGGAGCGCGTGGCCTGGCTGGAGTCGGAGCTTGGGCTTCAGCGTGCCGCCGATGTCTTTGCAAAAATCCGTGCGGCAATGCCTGCGGTTGTCCACGGCAACCTTCGGGGCAGGGCCACAGGACTCGTGACGGCCCTCTATAAGGCCGAAGGCCGCACCATGACATCGTACCAGATCATGGAGGCGCTTCCCGCGCTTTCCGGCATAGACGAGCGCGACCCGGGTATCGTCAAGGTTTGGGTTTGCGCGGCTCGAAAGACCTTGGGGCGAGACTCCATAGAAACCGTCTGGGGTCGCGGCTACCGCATGACGCCGGCAGGCTTGGCGCGCGTAAAGGCGATCCTCGAGCCTGAGCGGGCCGCGGCATGATGGCCGAGATCCTGGACTTCAACGAAGCGCCGTCACAGGACGATAAGCCCATCACCCTCGCGCTGGCCTACGCGAAGTCGGGCTGGCCGGTGTTCCCCTGCAATCCGCTGAACAAGCGGCCGCTGACGGAGCACGGCTTCAAGGACGCCACGACGGACGCCTTTCAGATCCGCGCATGGTGGAAGCAGCATCCGCTGGCGATGATCGGCATACCCACCGGCGCCACCTCCGGCTTCTGGGTCTTCGACATCGACACCGACAGGGCGAAGGGGAAGGACGGCATCGGCTCCCTCGCCGCGATGGGGCACGACCTGTCGGAGCTCATGGACACCGTCGTCGCGAACACCGCGTCTGGCGGCTACCACGCCTTTTTCCGCTGGGACGAGAGCCAGCCCGTCGGCAACGCCCGCGGCGTCCTGAAGCCCCACCTCGATGTGCGCGGCGAGGGCGGCTACATCATCGCAGCCGGCTCCACACGCGCCGACGGCTCCCGTTACGCCTGGCTCAACCCGCCGGACGAGAACGACATCGAGTTCGCCCCTTCCTGGCTACTGGAGGCGATCCGCAGTCGTCCGCTGGCCGGTGACCCGCTGGACTTCAACACGGCCGCGGCGGTCCCAAAGCAGCCCGCCGAGCGTGTCGCAGCCATCGCCCCGGGCACATGGCATGAGAACACGCGCGACCTGGTGGCGCGCATGGTGCGAGAGGGCGCGTCAGACGAGACGATCGCCGCCATCGCGCCCCGGTTCACTGAGCAGGGCTACAGCGACGGCCAGACCGTCCAGGAGTTCCTGACACACGCGCGCACCGCGCGCCTGAAGTGGGGGTATCAACCTAAGGCGCTGGAGGCCCCCGAGCCCAACGACCGTCCTCCGCGCTTCCGGATCATGTCGATCGCCGAGCTGGTGAACGTGAAGCCGCCAGAATGGCGGATCGACGGGATATTCCCCACGCACGGATCCTCAGTCCTCTATGGCGCCTACGAGACCTTCAAGACCTTCATCGCCATCGACATGATGCTCGCGCTGGCCACCGGCCAAGCCTGGCAGGGCAAGGAGGTGAAGCCCTGCAGCGTCCTCTACATCGCCGGCGAAGGCCAGGTGGGGCTGGGGATGCGCGTGAAAGGCTGGCTGTCAGCCAAAGGTGTGTCGCCCGCCGACGTGCCCTTCCAGGGCCTTCCTGAGGCCGTAGCGCTGCCGAACGTCGGCGACCAGGACGATCTCCTCCGCGCCATCGACGGCATGACGCACGAGCCCGAGGTGATTGTCCTCGACACCGTCACCCGCATGACCGGCGGCGGCTCGCTCAACGACGAGAAGGATGCGCAGGGCTACGTCCGCGGTATGGACCGCCTCCGCAGCGTCACTGGCGCCCACATCTTCAACGTCGGCCACAGTGGGAAGGACAAGGAAAAGGGGATCCTAGGATCCACCGTCCTTCCGGCGGCCATGGAGACCATCATCTGCGTGGAACGGAGCGGCGACGCCCTGAAGCTCATCAACGCGAACCCGAAGGGAAAGCAGAAGGACGGACCCAGCTTTGAGGACGTCCACCTCCGCACCCAGATTATCGGTTTCGACCACCAAGGCGAGGCCCAGAAGACCATCATCCTGGCCAGCGACGGCCGCGCCAGAGACGCCGAAAACGAGGCCCACGCCCGCTCGCCAAATCAGCTCGGCAGGCCCCAGGGGGCGAATCAGAGCGCCATTGTGGCGGCGCTGAAGAAGGCCAAAGGGCGTCCTCTGGGCCTCGTCTCGCTCATGGGAATGATCCAGCGGGACAAGGACACGACGGAAAAAGCGGTCCGCGCGATGGTGGAAAAAGGCGTCATCAAAGAGGAGGGGAACGGGTGGGTAATCCAGTGATCACGCCCGAAATTTCGGAAGTTTTTCGGCCGAAATTCGGACCCCGGCTAGTCCGAAAAAGGGTCCGAAAAAAAGCCTCCCCCTTTAGGGGGGGCTTTTCGGACTGTTTCGGAGCCCGCCGACTTTTTGACTACCGCCCCGCGAAGATCCTGGCTGGCTACGAGGCCTGGCGGGCCAGACAATCCAACAAGCCGAGGGCCGCATGATGCGCGCCTTGGTGCTTAGCATCCTCACGCTCGGCGTCCTTGCAACCGCCGCCCACGCCGACCCCTGCAAAGCCATCCCCGACAAGGGACCGATGCCGGCCTATCTGGCGCGCGGTTCGGTGTTCAGCGGGCCGGTCGTTTACGTCGGAGACGGAGATGGCCTGTGCGTCTCGGTCGGCCCCCGTCCCGGCGCCGATTGGGTCGAGGTCAGGATCGCCGACTTCTACGCGCCAGAGCTTCACGAGCCCGGCGGTCAGGAGGCCAAGGCCACCCTGGCGCGGATCGCCATGGGACGGGTGGTTCGCTGTGTCGCCGACCACCAGTCATACGACCGCGTTGTCGCGAGGTGCGAACTTCGGGGGATCAGCTTAGGCCAACATCTTCGCCAGGCGGGCGTCAGTGAGGGAGGTCGGGGACGGTGATGGCTCAGCGGAAGGACAAGCCGGAAGAGGCCGCCCAGCGCGCCGCAATCCGCGCAAGTCAGGCGGCCAAGGGCCTGCGGCTGGTGGAGGACACTCGCGCCCGCGTCGAGCTTCCCGACCAGGAGCGCGGCCGTAGCCCGGACGAAGTGCGCCGCCTGGACATCCTGAACCGCCGCATCGCCAAGCCGCTGCCGCGCGGGGACAAGAGGGCCGAACGCGAGCGGGAGGAAAACATCCGCGAGCGTGACGCCCTGGAGCACCGCCCACACCTTGCGGCGGACGCCCGCTGGTCCAAGGCCGCTCAAGATGAAACCGCCGCCTTGGCCGCCGGTAGGGGTGAGGCCGTTGACGTCGATAGGTCCGGCGTCCGGCGTATCCTCGACCGCGACCCGTTGCTCAGCCTGGCCAGGGCTGGCCACCTCACGCCGGAACAACTGGAAACCGGCGCCCACGTCCGCGAGCTGTACGACGGCCGCGCTCAGGACGCCGGCGCGATGGAATATACCGGGATGCCGGGACGCGCCCACGACAACGATCGCTTCGTCAAGGCTCACCTTGTCCGCGCCAAGGCGTCGGAGATGCTAGGCCGGATCGAGAGGGCCGTGGCAGTACATCTCAGCGCCGAGCCCGCGGCCTTGGTGATGCTCCGGGTCGTCTGTGAGCGGGGGATGTCGGCGTCAAGTCAGGGCGAAGGCCGCGCAGTGGCTCGAAACTGCCAGGCCCTCGCCCGCGCGCTCGATATCGCCGCCGATGTCCTGAGTCACAAATTGTAGCGCATAAGGCTACGAATTGCCTTGTAGAACGTGGCGCGCTGCGCTACAGTTTCCATATGATCCGGTCCTGGGGAAACACTGAAGCGAGCGAGGTCTTTGCGGGCCGGGCTCCGAAGTCGATCCCCGCCGACATACTGCGCAAGGCTCGCCGGCTTCTCGCTCAGCTCGACGCCGCCGCCAGGGTCGAAGACATGCGGGCGCCTCCCGGCAATCGCCTTCACGCCTTGGACGGCGACCTTGCTGGTCATTGGTCGGTGAGCGTGAACATGCAGTATCGGATCACGTTCAAGTGGGGCGACCACGGCCCCGAAAGCGTCTGGTTGGGCGACTACCATTGAGGACAGAGCACATGCACGACTTCGCGAGCTTCGCCTCCCCGCTTCCCCACCCCGGGGAGATTCTGAGGGAGGATTTCATGGCCCCCCTGGGCATCACCGCCGGCAAGCTGGCCAAGGCCATGGGGCTGAAGGATCGCACCCGGATTGAGCGGATCTACCGCGAAGCCCAGCCGATCACCGCCGACACCGCCCTTCGGCTCGGCGCTGTGCTGGGAACCACGCCGCAGTTCTGGATCAACCTGCAAACGTCCCACGACCTGTCAGTCGCGGCTCTGGCCGTGAAGGATGATCTCGTCGGTCTGGAGCCACTGAACCACCCTGGGGGCGCTATGCCGCTTCCCGCGCCTGTCAAGGCGAAGGCCGTGGCCCCCAAGCGGGCGGAGCCGGCGGCCTCCGGGCTGCAATTCGGCCCGAGCCGCGCAAAGGCCGGCGTGAGGCTTAAGCGAACGAAGGCATAGCCCGGCACTTGACGCGGAAGGCGGTGTGTGCCTACACATGCATAGCACATATTGCGCCCGCCGAAGCCCCGACCCACAACAGGCGGGGCTTTTTCAGGCAGTTATATACGTGACAAAGCAGGCCCTCGATGCGCTGAACAGCCACACAGACACCTTGCCGCCGTGGTCGTGAGGGCGAACCTACCCGCGAGGCGCCCGAGCCCGATGGCCACCCGCCAGCTTCCGGTCCTCATCCGCCTCGCCAAGTCCAAGGCCGAGACCCTGCGCCACTACCGCATCAAGCGCGCCGGCGACGGGTTCATGCTCTGGCGCCACAACGGCGGATGGATCGCGGTGCATCGCTTCCACAGCGAGGACGCCGCAGAGAACCACCTGATGGCGAAGATGACGCAGGAGGGGCTTTAGGGCTTTGAGCCCTTGGGCTTCTTCAAGCGGGAGCCAGGGGTGGCGCGGGGCATCGTCATTCGTTCGATCCGGTTGATCTCAAGCGGAGGCGCTGGCTTCGCCTTCATCGCGGCGATCTCCTCATCCGACCAAAGGCCGATCTCCTTCAGCACGGCCCGCGAAACCAGCGCATTGACCGATGTCTCCCGGCGCACCGCTTCTTCGCTTACAGCGGCCCAGGCCTCGTCGGTGAGGCGGATGGATCGAACTGAGGTGGGCGGCTTGCTCATCTGGTGTTTGTAACACAATCCCGGAATTTGTAACACAATTCCCAAACCCGAACCGACGCCAACAATCGCCCCGGCGAACTGGCGAGGAGAGGCCATGACCGAAACGCGGCCCGTCGGGCGTCCTACCAAGTATGAACCGGCGTTCTGCGACGCCTGTATCGCCTTCATGGGTGAGGGCTACAGCCTCACTGCCTTCGCCGGGAAGATCGGCGTCGCGCGCTCGACCATTAACGAATGGATGGCCGCGCATCCGGATTTTTCGGAAGCGACACGCGTAGGCCAAGCGGCCCGCACCATGAAGCTCGAAGAAACCATGCTCAAGGGTGAGAGCGGACCCAAGGTCCAGGGCCACATCTTCGCCCTGAAAAACGCCGACCCGGAAGGCTGGCGCGACAAGCAGGAGGTGGAACACTCCGGTGGGGTCACGGTGGTCGCCCAACCGTTGGACGAGCGGATTTGACGTTCCGCTTCACTGACAAGCAGGACGCCGCTCAACATATCCTGGCGGGTGACGCCAAGCACAACATGCTGTTCGGCGGCTCAAGGTCGGGGAAAACGTTCCTGCTGGTCCGCAACGTGGTCATGCGGGGGCTCAAGGCGCCTAACTCCCGCCACGCGATCTTCCGCTACCGCTTCAACGCCGTGAAGGCGTCGGTGATCAACGACACATTCCCGAAGGTGATGCGGCTGGCGTTTCCGGGCGTCCCCGCGGCCATGGATAAGACCGACTGGTTCGCGACCCTGCCGAACGGCTCTCAGGTCTGGTTTGGGGGTCTCGACGACAAGGAGCGCGCCGAGAAGGTCCTGGGGATGGAGTTCGTCACCATCTACCTGAACGAGTGCAGTCAGATCCCCTACGAGAGCCGCAACCTGGCGATCACCCGTCTGGCGCAAAGCGTGGAGCAGGTGATCGAGGGGCGGCCATCGGAGCCGCTTCGCCCCCGGGTCTACTACGACGAGAACCCGCCCTCGAAAGCTCACTGGACCTACAAGCTGTTCATCCAGAAGGTCGATCCGGAGACCCGGGAGGCGCTGCCTAATCCCAGCGACTATGCGGCTTTCAAGATCAACCCCGAGGACAACGCGGACAATATCGCAGCGGACTACCTCGACACCCTGAACAGCATGTCGGCGCGGCTGCGAAAGCGGTTCCGCGACGGCGATTTCGGGGATGCGACGCCTGGGGCGCTGTTCACTGAGGAATCAATCGAGCGGTGGCGGGTCATCGATGGCGCGATGCCGGACATGGTGCGGGTGGTGGTCGCGGTCGACCCTTCCGGGGCCGGTGATGAGGACAACGCCGACAACGATGAGATCGGCATTGTGGTCGCTGGCCTTGGGGCCGACGGCAACGCCTATGTGCTGGAGGACTGTACGGTGAAGGCGGGCCCGGCGACTTGGGGCAGGGTGGCGACGTCGGCCTTTGACCGGCATCGGGCCGATTTGGTGGTCGCCGAGGTCAACTACGGCGGCGCCATGGTCGGGCAGACCATTCAGACCGCCAGACCGCGGACGAGCTTCAAACAGGTCACGGCGTCGCGCGGCAAGGCCGTCAGAGCCGAGCCGTTCAGTGCGCTCTATGAGAACGGCAAGGTGCGCCACGTTGGACGGTTTCCAGAGCTTGAAGCCGAACTTACCGGGTTCAACACCCATGGTTATGTCGGCGAGGGCTCACCGAACCGCGCCGACGCGGTGATCTGGGCCCTGGCGGAGCTATTCCCCGCGTTGGTTGCGGCCCGGTTCGAGAAGAAGAAGCCAGAGATCAGGCGCCATCATGGAACAGGGAGTTGGATGGGATGACTGAAGTCGCCTACGCCCCTCCGCCGCCCGGCATGTTGTCTGAACAGATCGACCTTCCGGAGCATGGCATGGCGCTTGGCCTGCTGCACCTTGCGGGTGCTGGCTTGCGGGTCTGCGTCTGGGATGGAGGGCAGATGCGCCACATGAGCCCGGCGAGGGCCAGCCGCTGGTCCGCTGAGCTTGCCGAGGGCCCGTTCGGCGCCAGCTTCGCGCCTGTCAGCGCCGCGCTGGAGACGCTGAGCAACCGCGCCGTCGCCATTGAACTCGTCGCCAGGGTCCGTCGGAACGCGCCGCTGCTGAGCGAGATGCAGGTCGAGGGGAACGCTTGATGGCGCACGCTCGCATCGGTCGCGTCCGCATGAAGTCTAGCGGGGCGGAAATCGTGCCACTGCGGCTGGTGAGCGTCGGGGAGGGCTTCCGGTTCAATCCGGACACCATCCTGTCGGCCGCCATGGGGCAGGGGTTCAGCAATCTGGTGGTCATCGGCGAGTTGCCGGACGGCGAGATGTACGTCACGGGTATGGCGAACGCCGGGGAGGCTCTGATCATGATCGAGTGCGCCAAGGCGAAGATCATCTCGCCGGCCATCGGACACTTCGCCTGATGGCCGGCGCCGACACCCGACGCGAGGAAGACGCCCTTGAGGATGCTCGCGAAGCGTTTGAGCGCGCGACCGAGGCGCATTCCGAGAACTACAACAACGCCCTCGACGACTGGCGGTTCGCCCGGCTGGGGGAGCAGTGGCCGGAACGGATCCGGCGCGACCGGGAGATGGACGGGCGTCCCTGCCTGACCATAAACCGGCTGCCGGCCTTCATCCGCCAGGTCATCAACGACGCGCGGCAGAACAAGCCGGCCATCGCGGTCCATCCCGTCGACTCGTCCAGCGATCCCGAGACGGCGGAGATCATGAATGGCCTGATCCGCCATATCGAGCAGTCCAGCGACGCCGATGTGGCCTATGACACCGCGCTTGAGGGGGCGGTGACCGGCGGCTTCGGCTGGTTCAAGATCAACACCCGATACGCGACCGACGACGGCTTCGACCAGGATGTGGTCATTGAGCCGGTCCAGAACGTGTTCTCGATCCTTCCCGATCCTGACTCCACGTCCGCCGACAGTGCTGATTGGAACTCGGCTTTCGAGATCGACAGCCTGACCAGGGGGGCATGGAAGAAGCGCTGGCCGGATGCGGACGCGGTCCCGTTCGACGCGCGCGGTTCGAGCCGCAAGCCGGTCCAGGACGGCGAGATGGTGCAGTACGCCATCCACTGGACCCGCGAACAGACTATGCGCAAGATCGTGGCCGTCTCACCGCCGAGCCAGGACGCACCGGAAGACCTGAAGGCGCAGGCCGATGGGCTCGGCGAGGGGATGATCCTCGACCTCTCCGTCTACGAGGCCAACAAGAAGCTTTTCGACGCGCTCGGCGTGACCATTGTCGGCCGACCCCGCGAGGTCCCGAGCCACAAGGTGACGCAGCGCCTCTATTCCGGGGCCGACGAGCTGGAAACCATCGATTGGGCCGGGAAGTACATCCCCATCGTGCCGGTCTATGGCGAGGACATCAACATCGAAGGCCGGCGCTATCTTCGCAGCCTGGTCCGGGATGCGGTCGATCCGCAGCGGATGTTCAACTACTGGCGCACCACGTCCACGGAACTGGTGGCGCTGGCGCCCAAGGCGCCGTTCATCGGCAAGGCCGGGCAGTTCGTCACCGACGCCTCCAAGTGGGCGACGGCCAACACCGAGACCCACGCCTATATCGAATATGACGATCCGGTCGACGGCATATCGCCCGGCCCGCCGCAGCGCCAACCCTTCGCAGGCGTTCCGGCGGGAGCCCTGCAAGAGGCCCTGAACGCCTCCGACGACATGAAGTCGATCATGGGTATCTTCGACGCCGGCCTCGGCGCCAGGTCCAACGAGACCTCGGGCAAGGCGATCATGGCCCGGCAGCGGGAGTCGGACGTCTCGACGTTCCACTTCATCGACAACCTGTCGCGCGCGATCCGACATGCCGGCCGGATCATGCTGGACCTCATCCCCAAGGTCTATGCGACGCCCCGCGTGATCCGCATCCTCGGGCCCGAAGGCGACGCGAAGGTGGTGAGCATCGCCCCGCGCGACCAGGGTCCCGAGCAAGGCGCGCAGCAGCCCGGGAAGTATGTTCAGGGCGCCGACACCGAAGGCCCGGGCGAGGAAAGAGCCGAGGATATCGAGCGCATCTACGACCTCGGGCTAGGCAAGTACGACCTGACCGTCACCGCCGGCCCCAGCTTCACCTCGCGCCGGGAAGAGGCCGCGACGCAGATGATCGAGCTCATGCGGGCCTATCCCGCCGCAGCACCGATCATGGGCGACCTGCTGGCCAAGAACCTCGACTGGCCGGGAGCCGATGAGATCGCGGAACGGTTCAAGGCGCTGTTGCCGCAGCAGGTCCAGGGCGAGAACCCCGAGGCCCAGGCCGCCGCGGCGCAGATAAAGAAGCTGGCGGAATTGCTGGGCGAGGCGAAGGCCAAGCTCCAGGCCATGGAGTCCGACCACAGCATCGACGCCCGAAAGGTCGAGATCGACGCCTTCAACGCCGAGACCGGACGGATGAAAGCCATCGCGCCGAAGGGCGTTGAGTACGACCCGATGCAGATGGCGCCGGTCGTGATGACCAGCCTGCTTCATATCCTGCAAAGTCCCGACATCCTGGAGGCCGCCCAAAGCGGCGCACCGCCGGAGCAGGTCATGCAGGCGCTCATGGCGCGGATGCAGCCCCAGGCAGCGGGCGGCGGAGGTATGGGGCCACCACAGCCCCCAGCGACCGTCGCGGCTCCCGTCGAGGCGGCCTAGCCCACACCTCTTTCCCGCGCATCTCCCTCTGCGGCCCCTCCGGAGCGGGGCAGAGCCTAAACCGGGTGTCGATGCGCCCTCGGGCGTCAAAGCTGCGCGCGGGCGGGTCGTGGCCCGGACTTCAGCGGCCAATCCCCACCAGCCCGGACCCCTTTTCGCCGCCAAGCCCTCGGGCAGCGGCCAACCCGGGCTCTTGAGCCCACACCACCAGGAAGACCATGAGCACCGAAGAAGCGACCAGCCCGGCCGCGGACGTTGATACGTCCAAGGACGGAGTCGCCGCTGCGGCCGACGCCACAACGGACGACCTCGACACTGAAACGTTTGACCGGATGGAAGCCCCGGACGACGACGAAGCCGATGCTGCTGGCGACGCCAGTGGCGAGGGCGACGCCGACGATCCGGACAAGGCCACGCCAGCCGTCGACCCCGACGTGGTCGAGATCGAGTACGATGGCGTCAATCACAAGGTCCCTGTCGCCCTGAAGGACGCCTTCCTCCGACAGGATGACTACACGAAGAAGACCCAGGAGGTGGCGGAACAGCGCCGCGCCCTGGAAACCGAGCGCTCGACCTGGGAAACCCAGCAAGCCGAGAGCCGGGCCGCGCTGCCCGCTGAGTACCAGCGGGTCGCCGTGTTGAATAGCGAGGTCTCCGCGCTCACCACGCAGATGGAGGCCTTCAAGGAGGTCGATTGGGACACCTTCCGCGCTCAAGCCGCGGCGGACCCCGATGCGAAGCTTCGCTACGAAACCATCCGCGACCGCTACTCCGCGGCGCGTGACCGCCTCACCGACCTCCGCGACGAGATCGGCGAAGCGACCAAGGATCTCTCCACCAAGGAGGAGGCCCGACTTCAGGAGCAACGGACGAAGGCGGACACCGCCCTCGACGAGGCCAGGAAGCAGACGGGCGCGACCCTGGCGAAAGAGATTCCGGGCTGGAACCAAGACCTGGCCGCCAAGACCGTCGAGTTCGCTCTCAGCAAGGATGTCGGGCTTACCCTCGACGAAATCCCTGGGATGACGGACCCGCGCGTCTGGAAACTCCTCCACTTCGCCCGCACGGCGAAAGAGGACCTGGCGAAGGCTCAGACCGCCCTCAAGCAGAAAACTACGGCCGACAACCACGGCAAGGCCCAAGCGACGACACCGGCGGTCAAGCCGGGGGGCGGCGGAAACGCCAACCCTCGCGACCCCTCGACCCCGCGTGGCGATGACCTGAGCACCAAGCTGTGGATGGAACGCCGAGAACGCCAGATCGCCGCCAAGCAGGCCGGTCGATAGGGCCTCACCCTTCAGAGCAGCCCACGGGCTGACGGAACAGCATCATCATGGCTAATACCATCCTCACCCCCACGGCGGTGACGCGCGAAGCCTTGCGCGTTCTCCACCAGAAGCTGAACTTCGTGGGCTCGATCACCCGCGATTACGACGACAGCTTCGCCAAGACCGACGGCGCGAAGATCGGCGACACCCTCAAGGTGCGCCTGCCCAACCAATACACGGTGGGCTCCGGAGCGGTCCTGGTCGCCCAGGACACCGCCGAATCCAGCGTGTCCCTGGTGGTCAACAACCAGAAGCACGTTGGGATGAACTTCACGTCGAACGACCTGACGCTCAGCCTGGACGACTTCTCCTCGCGGATCATCGACCCCGCGATGGCGGGCCTCGCCGCGGCCATCGAGAGCGATGTCCTGTCCAACGTCTACAAGGACATCTACCAGCAGGTGAACAACACCGGCGCAGCGGCTACCTACGCCAAGGCGCTTCAGGGCCGGAAGATGCTCGTCGATGCGCTGGCGCCGATCAACGACCGCTACGTCTGCATGAACACGCAGGACAACATCGACATCGTCAACGACACCAAGGCGCTGTTCAACGACAAGGACTCCATCGCCAAGCAATACAAGGAGGGCCACGTCGGTCGAGCGTCCGGGTTCGACTGGATGGAGAACACCCTCCTTCCCAGCCACACCCGCGGCGCGGCGGACACCGCCTACACGACCGACACCCGCACCTCGGCCCTGCCGATCGTGGAGACCGCGGTCAGCTCGATCACGGTGGCGTCCGGTTCCGGCGGCGGCCTCAAGGGCGATATCTTCACCATCGCCGGCGTGTTCAGCGTCCACCCGGAGACCAAGGTCTCCACGGGCGTGAAACAGCAGTTCGTGGTTTCGGAGGACTTCTCGTCCACCACGATCACCTTCAGCCCGGCGATCATCCTCGCGGGGGCAAAGCAGAGCGTGACGATCCCCTCGGGATCGGCCACCGCCTCACTGGTGTGGGCGGGCACGATCTCCACCGCGCACGGCATCTCTCTGGCCTACCAGAAAGGCGCCTTCGCCTTCGCCACCGCCGATCTGGTGATGCCGAAGGGCGTGGACTTCGCCGCTCGCGAGAACTTCGACGGCATCTCCATGCGGATCGTCAAACAGTACGACATCACCAACGACAAGTTCCCTTGCCGTATCGATGTCCTCTACGGCTACAAGACGCTCCGCGCCTCGCTGGCCGCCCGCCTGGCCAACAACTAGGCCGCCCGCACCCCCTGAAAACACGGGCCGCCTCCAGTCGTGGGGCGGCCCCCTCTTCCATGAAAGGAGGCAGGCCCATGGCCGCCGATCAACTCTCCAAGGCAAACCCCGAAGGCCTCAAGTTCGGGCAATCCGCCACCGACAAAATTTCGCTCTATGGTGGCACGCCCATCGTGCAGCGCTCCAGCACCGTGCTGGCGACGTCGCTGCTGTCGGCCTCATCGTATGTCTCGGTCGCGTCGAACACCGCGGCGATCCTGACCGAAATCTCGAACGCGCTGACCGCGCTCAACGCGATCCGCACGACCGCCTAAGTGGGAGGCGTGCAGGGGGCGCAAGCCATTAGCGTCGTCTTCTGCACGCCAACCATCAGCAAGCCGCTACCCGCCTATCTGGACGCCATGGAGGCGTCTGCCCCGCTGCTGGACGCGGCTGGGATCGAGTACAAGATCGTCTTCGAGATCGGCAGTCCCTACATCTCAGCCGCCCGCGCCACGATGCTGCGCAAGGCGCTGGACACCAAGGCCGACAGCATCATCTTCATCGACCACGACCTCAGTTGGCGGCCGAAGGATTTGCTATCCCTTGTGTCGACGCCGGGCGATGTCGTCGCCGGCCTCTATCGCTTCAAGAAAGATGACGAGGAGTATATGGGCGCGCTCGCCCACGACGCCTCCGGCCGCCCGACGGGCCGTCATGCCGACGGCACTGAAACTCTGGTCCTGAACGCCGCGCGTATCCCGGCCGGCTTCATGAAGATCAGCCGCCCCGCCGTCGCGCGCTTCATGCGGTCATATCCGCACCTCTGTTACGGCGACCCCATCGCGCCGCATGTGGACCTGTTCAACCACGGCGCCCACGAAGGCGTCTGGTGGGGCGAGGACTACGCCTTCTCCCGCAACTGGCTGGCCTGCGGAGGTGATCTGCTGGTCCTTCCGGACCTCAGCCTCACCCACCACTCCGCCGACGCGGCCTATCCCGGCAACTTCCACGAGTTCCTGATGCGCCAGCCCGGCGGCAGCAAGGACCCGAACCACACCCCAAACCCTTGAGGATACCGCCATGGCGCGCGCCTTTACCTTCACGGTACCGACCAGGCTTTGGAGCGAGTCCGCCGGTTGGGTGACCTTCGACATCGGCGAGCAGGACCCCGGCGGGGCTTGGTTCGAGCAGGAGGGCGGGATCCCGGCCGGCTCTGCCGCGACCGCTGGCCTGCTCAAGGAAATGGCCGCCCTGCAAGGCCAGATCGAGGCACGCGACACCACCCTCGCCCGCAAGGATCACGACCTCGCCCAGATGGAGCGCCTGAGGGCGGCGGCGGTCGCTGAGGTCGCCGGCCTTGAGCAGCGGGCTATCGAGGCCGAGCGACTGGAGGCCGAGGCCCATGCGAGCGCCGCGTCAGTGACCAAGCAGCGCGATGATCTCGCCGCTCAACTTCACGACGCCAAGGCCAAACTCGCCAAATTTGATCACGACGGTGACGGGAAGGTCGGCGGCAGCAAACCCAAGGTCTCGCCCGGCCTCTAGCCCGCCGAGACAGACGCTTTCGCCCGGCGACGCCACCTTCGGCCCCACGCCCGGGCGCTCGATCCCCAATTTCATGAGGCACGCCGATGCAGTCATTCCAGCCCATCAAGGCATCGACGGTCGCTGTCGCGGCCTCGACCTCGTCCAGCAGCGGCGCCATCGCCAGGCAACCGACCGGCTCGCACCAACTGCGCATCGCCAACATCGGGGCATCCCTTGGACGCTATGCGGTCGGCGATTCCACCGTCGTAGCGACCGCCGCGAGCCCGGCCTTGCCGGCCGGGGCCGTTGAGGTCGTCACGGTGCGGAACAATTCCAACAATCCCGAAACCCACGTCGCGTTCCTGACCGACAGCGGCACGACGACGATGGAGATCACCACGGGCCACGGCCTCTAACATGGCCGTCCGCGTCGGGGTGAGGGGGCCGGGGCATCTGTCGCGGGTTGGGGGTAGCGGCGCATCTGCGCCCGTACCCGGTTCAACGCTGACCTCACTGTCGGTAACGCCGACCGTCCGGTGGCACCCGGCGTTTTCGAGCATCACCAAGAGCGGGAGCCGGGTGACTGGCGTCACCGACCTGATGGGTTTGGCCGACCTCGCCGAGGTGTCCAGCGCCGGGCCGCAGGAGATGACGGACGGGCTGGGGCGGAAGTTCTGGCGCATGGAAGGCGCCCAATATCTGCGGTGGGCCGACACCCTGGTCACCAGCAGCCGCGCCCAGGCGTGGTTCTTCGTCGGGCGCTGGCATGGCGCGACCAACGGCACCTTGTGCAGCATCGGCGCGGTGGGGGGCACAAACGCCCGCATGCTCTACGCCAACGGCGGGACCGCCAGCGGCCTTTCCTACCTCTCAGCCCTGAACCGGCTGGGAAGCGGCGACGCCACCAACGCGAAATACACCCTGGCCGGCACGCAGATGCAGCTCATGTGGATGGCCTCGCGCGCGACCAACGCGACCGTCGCCACCCCGGACAAGAACTGCCTGATCGGCGTCAACACCCTGCCGCCAGCCCAGGTCGCCGCCCTGACATCCTACACCGGCATCGCCGGGGGCGAGATCGGCCGCTTCGCCTTCAACTCGGGCAGCTTCGGCTATTTCGATATCTACGAGATCATCGGATACGCCGCAGAGCTGACCGACGCGCAGACGGTGGCGATCACTTCGGAGATTTGTGCGCCTACCGCGTGGGACTTCCCGACGCTCACCAACCAGGCCTGCTTCTTTATCGACAGCATCGGGGCGGGCGCGGCGGCGGACCCGTCTCAGCCGCCATCCTGCTCGTCGGCCATGCGCTTAACGGCTCCCGGCTTGGCGAACACCCTGCCGAACACATGGCGCGTGGTGAATATCTCCAGCGCCGGGGCCACCACCTCGACCCTGATCACCAAGCGCGACGATCCGGTCACCGTGCGGGCCTGCAAGCTCTCAGGCCGCAACGTCATGGTCGGCCAGGTTGGCATCAACAACATGCCGGCCGACAGCGCGGCGACGATCTACGCGGCCATCGTCGCATTCTGGAACACCACTACGACCGGAATGTTGCAGAACGACTGGGAAGGGCGTCACGCCCTCAACATTTCCACCGATTTCCCGACCAATCAGGCCATCGTCGTCAGTCTCCGGGCGCTGATCCGCGCGAACCTCCTTAACGACACCCAGAGCGGCCCAGGCCAGACCTACGAGGGGAAACTGGGCTTGGTCGAACTCGATCTGATAACCGCGAGCGGCCAGACGGTGTTCAGCAACTCCACGGATGCGGGCAACGCGACGTACTACAGTGATGGGGTCCACCCGAACCCGACGGGTCAGGCGGCGATGGCGACCGGCATGGATACGCCGCAGTACGGCTACGCCCAACGCATCCTGGCCGCGAGCTGATGCTCATCACCCCCGACATCATCGCGGAGGCCTTCAAGGTTGGCGCTCTGGCTGGACACCGCAGCGCAGGAGCGGCCTGATGGCCATCACCACCTATTCCGAACTGAAGGCCGCCGCCGCCAACTGGCTGGTGAGAGCCGACCTCACGTCCCGCATCCCAGAGTTCATCGCCCTGGCAGAGAGCCGGCTGAACCGGGTGCTGCGCAAGCGCCAGGCTGAGGTCGATTACTCCCTGACCGGCGTCGTGGGCTCGCGCCTGATCACCCTTCCGGCGACCTATTCCGAGGCGCTGAATCTGTGGATCGAGCGCACATCCGGCCGGGAACAGGTGCAGTTCTTCACGGACCCGGCGCTGCTGGAGACCTGGACCGACGAAGGGGAGCCGCGACGCTGGACCATCGACGGGGCGAACATCGCCTTCGACCGGCCGTGCGATCAGGCCTACGGCTTCACCCTGCGGATGCTGGCGAAGTACGCCCTGAGCGACGCGGCCCCGACGAACACCCTGCTTACCGACTATCCCGACGCCTACCTGTTCGCGACGCTGTGCGAGGCCGGGCCGTTCCTGCGGGATGCGGAACTGTCGGCCGCCTATGAGGCGCGGCTGACCCGGGCCATCGGCGAAATCAACGCCAAGGACGCCCGGTCGCGGTCGCCGCAAACCCTGGTGACCGAAGTCGCCGGCCTGCAACGACCATACCGCAACGGCTACAACATCATGCGGGACGCCTGATGACCGTCAGCCTCGTCCCTGTCGGCCCTGGGGTTCCCGACGACCTCAAGGCCATCCTGCAAAGCCACGCCGACGCCATTCAGGCCCTACAGCAGCCGGGGGCGCCGTCTCAGGCCTTCACCATCGCTACGTCCGCCGACCTGCTGGCTCAAGCCCCAGCCGCCAACTGGCCAGGCGGCTTCGCTGTTGTCACCGATGTTCCCTGTTTGGCGATCTCCGTGGAGACGTCGCCGGGGACGTGGGCCTGGAAACGCGCCGACGGATCGGCGCTGTAGGAGACCCCGATGCCATCTTCCTGGTCTTCCTCACTGCGCTTCGAGTTGCAGTTCCCCGGCGAGGGCATCAACACCTGGGGCGACAAGCTGAATGTCGATTTCCAGCATGTCGACTACGCCATCGCCGGCTGGCTCACCAAGGCCCTGACCTCGACGCCCTATCAACTGACCACCGCCAACGCGACGGCCGACGAGGCGCGGGCGGCGATGATCAAGTTCACCGGCGGCGCGGGGCCCTGGACGGTGCAGATTCCGTCGGCGTCCAAGGCCTATTCGATCTGGAACGCCACCAGCGGCGTGGTGACAGTCACCACCGGAGCCGGGACCACCGTCGCCATCGATCCCGATGACATCGTTCTGGTCACCTGCGACGCCGCCAACGTCAAGACGCCTGGCTACGGCGGTCTCAGCATCAAGGACTACATCGCCGCGGCCGTTATCGGGGCCACCGGGAGCCTTCCGGCCACCACCGGGAACGCCGGCAAGTTCGTCTACACGGACGGGGCCTCGTCCTACTGGAAAACCGTCAACACCACCGACCTTGGCGACTACCTCACCGAAATCATCGGCAAGCAGATCGCCTTGGCGGTTGCGCTCTAGGAGACATCCATGGCCGTCACAGGCAATAACATCATCACGCCCCAGACGCCGTTCAGCGCCACCGCGATAGCCGTCACGGCCGACGTCGCATGGCACGCCCCCGTCAACATGGTCACTCTGGTGGATGACGCCACGGATAACGTGAACGGCCTGCGCCTGACCTCGATCTACGCCATCCAGCGGGCGGCGACGGCGGGCAACCTCAACTGCGTACTCTACAAGAAGGTGGGCTCGGTCTACACCTTGCTCGATAGCGTGCTGATGACCAACACCACGCCACTGGCCACCGTCGCCAACGCCAAGGCGGACTTCGGCTATTCGGAGGACAATCCTCTGGTGCTGAAGCCCGGCGTCGGTCTCGCGGTGGCAATCGGATCCACAATCACCAACGGCGTGACCTTCGCCTGTCGCGGGGCGGCCTACTGATGGACGGGCTGAGGGGCCTCGTCGCACAGGGAATGAACGGGCGGAAGTCGTACCGGGACGGTCGTGCGTATTTGGTAACCCTCCCGGTCATAGCGAACGGCGGCAGCGGGACGGTGACAGTTCGCAAGGCGGGAACTGCGCTCATTTTCGCGTGGGGCGGAGGAGGCGCTGGCGCAAACTTCTCCTCAGGTCCGCGTCCCGGCGGCGGCGGCGGCGGCGGCGTTTACAAATCCCTGCGTGTGTCGCCGGGCCAGCAGATCACATATTCGGTGGGCGGAGGCGGAGCCGGGGGTGGCGATATCTCCAACGGCGGCGCCGGGGCGGCTACGACGGTAACGCTCCCGGGCGGCCAAGTGATGACGGCCAATGGGGGCGGCGGAGGCCTCATGGCTGGCGCCGGCGGCGCTGGCGGAACCGGAGTCGGCGGCGACATCAACCGCACAGGCGGCAACGGGGGCGCGGCTAGCACGGCTGGCGCCTCACCGACCTACGGGGGAGCGGGCGGCGCTGCGACGGGCGCACGGGGCGGCGGCGGCGGCGCCGCAGGATTTACGGACCAAGACGCCGGCTTCATTGGCGGCGCGGGATCGACTGGTGATGGAGTGGTGGGGAACGCTCCCGGCGGCGGATCTGGCGGGACGGAAAATCCAGGAGGCAACGCCGGAAACGGTGCGGCCGGACGCGTTGTGATTGTACTTGTGGCGATCCGCTAGCTGTAGCCAAATTCGCGGAGATAAGGAAAGTCATTAATCCGCGACGGCCATGCAGAGCTCGGGGTGATCTCTCGAAAGCCAGATGGCTGGCCCTTTTCGGCTGGCACCGCCAATATGTTGACGTCCCCGTACATCTTCTCGCGATAGCGTTCACGAGCGGCGTTCGGGGTCACAAAAGGAGCGTAGAACCACCAAAGACGATAGTCGTGGCTCAAGAACGTCTTAATCAAGCTGCGAGTGCGATCCGTGTCGGCGTTCGCCTCTACCATCCATTGGGGTCGTGTGACCGCGAGCGTGTTAGGGCCACCGGCAAGTACTTCGACTTCATATCCCTCAACGTCGATCTTTACTGCTCGGGTTTCTGAGGGAGCAATCTGATCCAGCGTCAACATATTCACTGATGAGGTCGGAACCCCCGTCATGCCGAACCCGACTTCGCCGAAATTCCGGCGACCGGACCCGGCTAACGGTGGGGTGGGGAAGTCAGACATCCTTTCGCACTCGCCGGCCGCGGCATGGATCACACGAAGGCCAGACAGGTTGTTATTAGCGGCGCTCTGGGCCAGGAGGGCGCACAGTTCGGGGTGGGCCTCAATGGCGATTACGCGGATGTTGGTGCCGGCGACGGGGATCGCAATGGCCCCGATGTTCGCGCCCACGTCCACGAATACGCCCCCCTTGGCCACCTGGGCAGCCCACATGGCTATAAGGCGCGAGAACTCACCATATCGCTTTAGACAGTAGCCGACCGTTCCATCTGCAATGGGGACTATGAAGCGGAGGCCATAGGCCTCTACTTCCTCCACTAATTCCGGCCCAAATTCCATCCGCCCACCTTAGTCCGGGAGGGGCTGGCGCGTCATGCGTGTTCCAAGTCGCCAACCAGCGCCGCCGCCGGAATATGCCATTCCCTCGCCAGCAGGCGGATATGATCGAGGGTCATGTCGCGCTTGCCGTTGAGGATTTCCGAGGCCCGTGATCTCGATCCGAGAAGCTTCGCGAGGTCGGCCTGCGTGCGGTCGTTCTGCTCCATCATGAACTTCAGGACGTCGATGGGCGGCGCGGCGGGGATCGGCCAGCGGGTCGCCTCGTAGTGCTCGATAAGGAGCGCCAGCGCTTCGAGGCGAGCGCCATCGTCCGACGCCGGATCGGGGTCGGCGTCAAAGAGTGGCCGCAGCGTCTTCATGGCGGCGTCGTATTCATCATCAGTACGGATTGCGCGCACTGGACTGAAGTCGATCATGGAACACCTCATAGCTTAGTGACGTCGATCTGATCGTAGTCGTCGTGGGTTCCCACGAAGAGCACCCAGACCCGCTTGGATCGGAAGCCCATCAGGCCGACGATCCGGTATTTGTTGCCGCCGATATCGAAGACCACCTTCCCATTGCCGACCCAGTCGGCCGTGTTGAAGGTCGCCTTCACGTCGGCGTAATTGGCCCAACCCGCCGCCTCGGTCGCGGCATGCCACGCGATCATCGCCGCCAGCGCCGACTTGCGCTCCAGGCGCGGTAACCGCCCGCAGAACTCAACCAGTGCTCGTTTGGCGATGATCCTCATGAGCACTCTTGTAGCGTGTTCCCAACGAGGGAACAAGGGAATTGTTCCACATTCGGGAACGGGAGGTCGGCATTCGCATACCGCTTGAGCTTCCCCCGGGCCTGAACGGCGACGACACCACCTTCGCCGCCGACGGCCGATGGGCTGATGGGTCCAACGTCCGCTTCCGGCTCGGGCGACCGCAGGTCATCGGCGGCTGGGAAAGCCTGATGACCGATCTGCTGGCGGGGGTTTGCCGGGCGGTGTTCCCATGGACCGACACCGACGCGGTGCTGAATATCGCCTTCGGCTCCCACAACGCCCTGGAGGTCTGGCAGGGCGGCGAGCTGTTCGACATCACCCCCTATGGACCGCCCACCCTGTTGCCCGACGATCCGCTGAGCGTGGTGAACACGACGGCGGTGGTGACGGTGGCCCACGTCGCCCATGGCTACACGACCGGCCTGTCCCTGAAGGTCTACGGGTCCGAAGCGGTGGGTGGCATCACCCCGGACGGGACGTTCACGATCACCGTCGACGACGACGACACCTATCACTTCACCTTCGGATCGAATGCGACATCCACCGCCACCGGCGGCGGCGCGAGCGTGGTGGTGACGCCGCAGACCGCGCTTGCCGAGGGGCCAATCGACGGCACCGGGTCGGCCGGGTACGGGACAGGGGCCTATGGCGTCGGACCCTACGGCCAGAGCAGCCCGACGGCGGAATACTATCCCCGGACGTGGTCCTTCGGGGCCTGGGGGCAATACCTCCTGGCGAGCCCGCGCGGGGGTGGAATCTATGAGTGGCAGGGGGACACCGGGGTCCGGGCGCTCGCGCTGAACACCGCGCCGACGCAGGTCACTCAGATGATCGTCGCCCCTCTCAACGGCGGCTACCAGGTCTTCGCCCTGGGGTGCAACGAGGAGGTTTCGGGAGACTTCAATCCGCTCTGCATCCGCAGCAGCAGCATCCGCGACAACACCGAATGGTCCACCCTGGCCTCAGGCTCGACGGCGCGGGAGTACATTCTGACCGGCGGCGGGCGAATCGTCGGCGGCCGGATGATCGGCCCTTACATGCTGGTCTGGACGTCGGACGCCCTGTTCCTTGGCACTTTCGTCGGGGCGCTGAACCAGCCCTGGCGGTTCGACCGCATCGACAAGGGCGCGGGCCTGATCGGACCCAACGCCGCCGTCGTGGTCGGGCAGCGGGCGTTCTGGGTCAGCCCCGACCGTCAGTTCTACAGCTACAGCCTCGGCGGCGCCCCAACCGCGATCCCGTGTCCGATCCGGACGGATTTCGCCGAAAACCTCGCCGCCTCTCAGGGCGACAAGATCGTGGCCTCTTCCAACGCCGAGTTCAGTGAGGTCCGCTTCGACTATCCGGACAGCCGTGAGGGCTATGAGAACAGCCGCTACGTGGCGCTCTGCCTGTCCGGTGAGGACGCCGGCGCCTGGCATCGCGGGATCATGGCCCGCACCGCCTTCGTGGACGCCGGGCCTTCGCTCTATCCCATCGGCGTGGCCTATGAGGGCTATGTCTATTACCACGAGCGCGGCGAGAGCGCCGACGGCGCACCGTTCAGTTGGTTCATCTCGACCGCCGACAGCCTGCTCGATCCGGATTGGTGCCTGTTGATCCGCGAAATCTGGCCCGACTTCCGCGGTCAGGTCGGTCCGGTCGAGGTGACCCTGAAAAGCCGCTTTCAGCCGCAGGGCGACATCACCACTCAGACCGCATCGCCCATGTCCCCCGGCGACGCCAAGGCCGACATCCTGATCTCCGGCCGCCTGTTCAGCATCACATTCGCCGGCGACAGCTCCCCGACGGCTTGCCGGCTAGGCAGTCCGATCTTCGACGTTCAACGCACCGGCCGGTACTAGGAGTCCTCGACCATGGGTCTTTTCAGCAGCTCGCAAAGGCAGACCAAGACGACCACGCCGAACGTGCCGGATTGGTTGGCCGGGCCGGCGCAGGACATCGTCGCCAAGCGCACCGCCTTGGGCTCCGTGGCGCCGACGGACTACGTCGCGCGCACCAACCCGCTCCTGGACGCCGCCACCAACGCCACCAGCCAGCTCAAGACGTCCCCGAACTATGGGGTCGCCACCGATCTCGCCACCGGCGCCTCCGACCTGTCCTGGCTCACGCCGCTGATGAACGCGGACAGCCCCGATCTGCTGAGCGGCATCTCCAAATTCCAAAGCCCCTATACCCGCGACGTGGTTGATGCGGCGTTGGCGGATTTCGACTTCGGGGCAGGGCAGACACGGGCGCAGCAGGACCTGGATCTGGCCGGTTCCGGTGCGTTCGGTGGTTCGGGCGCGGCGCTGACCAAGAGCGCTACGGAGGATGCTTTGGCTCGGGGCAGGGGAGCGACCTCGGCCAATCTGCGCGACCAGGGCTTTTCCCGAGCGGCCGATCTTGCGATCCAGGACGCTAACCTCTCCATGGCCGACCGCGACCAGAAGGCGCGCTTCGGCTTCGGTGGTGGAACGCAGTCGCTCAACGCCGCCGGGATGCTCGGCGACATCGCGGGCGCGCAGGGCGCCGAAACCCGCGCCAACACCCAACAGCAGATCGACATGGGTCAGATCATCCGGCAGATCGAGCAGGAGATGCGCAACGCGCCGCTCAATCTCGTGGATTGGCAAAGCCAGATCGCGGACCTGATCGGTCCCTTCAGCGGCGAAACCTCGACGGGGACGTCATCCGGGGGCGGCAGCGCCCTGGACAAGGCGGGCAAGGTCGCGGCCATCGCCGGGACGGTGGCCAAGATATTCTCCGACGAGAGGCTGAAGACCGACGTCGTGAAACTCGGCGTGCGCTCCGATGGTCTAGGCGTCTACCTCTACCGCTATCTCTGGAGCCCGGCGCGGTTCATCGGCGTCATGGCGCAAGAGGTGTTGAAGGTGAAGCCGAGCGCCGTCCACCGCGACCGCAGCGGCTTCCTCATGGTCGATTACGGAGCATTGTAGATGGACCTAAGATCGATACTCCAGAGCATCGGCGGAATGGGCGCCATTGGCGGCCTTGGCGGAGGCGGCAGGTCCGCTGGCGAAGAGGAGGATTGGAGCCAATTCGGCCTGGGCGACAAACTGGGCGTGCTCGGTAGCGTCCTCCGGGGCGACGCAGGGAACCTGTCTGGCCTCTCCCTGCTGTTCGGCCCGCGCCGGCCCCCGGAAGCCGCCCCCGCCGATCCTGCTGTTCCTCCGGCCAATCCGGTCGCGACGCCAGCGGCGCCCGTGGCCCAGGACCCGAGGAGCATCACCTCGTCCGGCCTCCTCGCCATGCTTGGCGGCACGTCCGGAATGGGCGGCATTCCGATGAAGGGCGCGCCCGCCGCCTCGTACCTGTCGCCGCTCGCCGCATTAGGTATCCCATTGCTCAAGCACCGGGGTCGCTGAGATGGCCTTCTCGTTCTCCTCCATGCTCAAGGGCTCCCCCGAAAAGGTCGTCAGCGACGGCGGTGAGGTCGACTACAAGAGCATGAGCATGGGCGACAAGCTCCAGATGCTCGGCGCCGCCCTCCAGGGCGATCAGGAGGCGTTGGCGCGCATTCCCAGGGAACTCCAGGCCCGCGCCCAAGACGCCAGCAAGCGGGCCGCCATGGCCGAACTGAAGGGCCTGTTCGGCAACAATGCGCCACCCATGACCGGCAGTCCGGTCACGGAGCCGGCGCCACGGCCCGAGCCCATGCCGCCGGTGGTCGATCCGACCGCGGAAGCCGCCTCGGGCGTGGCCTCGCGCCTGGGCGATCAGGGCGGGCTCTCGGGTGTCCCGATGACGTCAGACCGCTCGCTGTCCTTCACGCCGCCAGACCTTTCGTCCGTGCCGATGAAGACGCCAGTGAGCCGACAGGGGCCGCTCACCATGCGCGATGCGATCCCGCGACTGGCGGCGGCGGCGCAGGCCGGCGTCAACATCTCCCCGTTCATTGAGATGATCAAAGGCTCGCAGCCCGACGTCGACTTCGTGAATGGCCTCGGCGTGGACAAGCGCGATAGTGGGAACGTCGGCAAGTTCATCCCTAGCCTGGACAAGGGCCAGGAGCCGCTTTTCGACGCGCGCGGCAACGTCGTCGGCGTCCGAAACATGGACGGCTCTATTCAGGCGGCGGCAGACATGGCCGGGGCCGTCACCAGGGCTCAAGAGGCCGGCAAGGCGGACTTCGACCTCGTGGGCGTGCCTCTGAAGGATGGCTCGACGGTGCAAATGCCACGCAGTCAGGCCGTGAGGGCTCTTGGTTCGAATAGCAGCGCTGGTGGCGCCCCCGCCTCCTCGCTTCCGGCCGGCCTGGGGCGGTCCCAATCGCCTGCCGAGAAGGTCGCAGCCGAGGCGCGCGCCAAAAACCAAGCCGACGTCGAGGCCCTGACGCCCAAGGCGATGTCCACCCTCCGGACGTTGGACCGAAAGACATCCTTCATCCTCGAAAAGCTTCGGGAGGCGCGCACCAAGGTCAAGGGCGGCGCGGGCGGCTCGACTGGCCTCAACGCCTGGGTGTCGGGCATTCCGAACACCGCAGCCTACGACCTGGGCGCAGTCCTGGACACGATCGAGGCTAACGTGGGCTTCGACGAACTCGCTCAGATGCGCGAAAATTCGCCCACGGGCGGCGCGGTCGGGAATCTGACGGAGCGGGAATTGGCGCTGCTGTCTTCACTTCGCGGCTCACTAAAGCAAGGCCAATCGGATGAGCAGTTGGTATCCAATATCGACCGCATGATCCGCGAACTCGAAACCGTCAATGGCGAGCGTCAGACAGCATTCGAGCGACAGTTCGGGGCGGGCCGCCAGCCGGGCGGGGCCCGAGCGAACGGCGCGGCGACGTCGTCGCGGATCACTCCTGAGCAAGCTCGCGCCGAACTTGCCCGACGTCGTGCTGCACGGGGCGGCCAATGACCGACATGTCGAAGATGTCCGACGCCGAGTTGGAGGCCATCGCCGGCACTGCGCCGCCAGCCTCTGCGCCCGACATTAGCCAGCCGCGCGGCTATCGAAACCGCAACCCCGGCAATATCGAGGACGGCGACTTCGCCCGATCGCTACCGGGCTACATGGGCTCCGATGGGCGCTTCGCCACATTCGACACCATGGAGAACGGCAGGGCTGCGCATATCCGTCTCCTGCGCTCCTACGGTGATAAAAGGGGACTGAACACCGTCACCGGCATCGTTGGCCGCTGGGCTCCGAAGGAAGAGAACGACACAGGAAATTATGTGCAGCGTGTCGCCCAACAACTCGGCGTTCAGCCCGATCAACCGCTGGACATGCAAGATGACGCAATCCTGGAGCGGCTAGCCGGCGCAATGGGCGAGCACGAGAACGGGCGTGCCGTCGAAGCTGCTGATTTGAGTGACGCAGAGCTTGAAGCCATGGCCTCGGCGCCGGATGGAGCCTCAGAGGCGGGCGACGACCCCATCGGCGATGTCGAGTTCGTCTCGGCGCCTCAGACCGCACGCCGTGCTGGCGCAAAGATGGTCTATGGCGGCAGCGACGATCCGATAACGGCTGCGCAAGAGGCGTTCTACGAGGCGCAGATCGCCACGGGGAAGGCCGACCCGGCGAAGCTTCGCGCCGGCGAAGCCCCGATGGGTTCCGAGGACTACCCGTCGCCGCAGCGCGATCCGGCCGACATGCCGAAACCTGGCGATTGGTACCTGACCCCGGACGGAGAGAAGAAGCAGGTCCCGGCCGAAGGGTGGGGTGGTACTGCGGTCAAGGCCGCGGTCGATCTTGTTCCGATGTTGGGCGCCCTCCGGCCGTTCGTCGGCGATGATCGCCGTTACGACGCCATGAAGCGGGGCGCTGCATCCGGCCTCCTCGTGGGCGGCCGAAACGAGGCCGTCGCGGGCATCGAGAGTCTTGTCGGGCTACTTCAGGGTGCTCCACTGAAGGAGCGCTTCCTCGATGTGCTCCATGACGAAGACCGCAAGTCCGGTCAGGCTCGCCGCGACTTTCCCATCGCCTACGACGCCTCAGCGGTGGGTGGCGCCCTGGCGGGTGGCGCGACGATACCGACTCTGTCTGGAGCGCGGGCCGCCACCCTTCTCAATGCGGGCGTCGGCGGGGCAGGAGGATTCCTGGCAACCGATGGCGATCTGGGCGACAGGTCTCGCGGCGCGGCATGGGGAGTGGTGGGTGGCGCAGTATTGCCTGCGGTGGCATCGAAGGTGGCCCGTGGCGTTATGGACATGACCGGCGTGCCTATGCGGGCCGCGAAGGGAACCGCGCCAGAGGTCAAAGCGGCTACGGCGCTCGACAGGGCGATTGGCCGAGACGAAGCGCTGCCGGCTGACATTCCGCTGCGGTCGCGAGCCGATGGCGCGCTGCCGTTCCAGGCCGGCGGCGATAACCTGGTCGGCTTGGCGGAGGTGCTGGCTCAGTCACCGGGCAAGGGACAAGCCATCCTGCGCGATGCGGTGCGAGACCAACAGGCCGCGGCGCCTGGGCGAGTCAAGGGCGCCATCAGCAAAGCCTTTGGCGGCAAGGGCGACTATTTCGACACGCTGGACGCGCTCAAGGTCGCCAGGAGCGACGAGGCCAAATCGGGGATGGAGAAGCTTGGCCAGCATCTCGTCACGCTGGACAGGGATTCTGTTTCAGCCCTTCGCTCAGATCTAGCGCGATCCGCCATCAAGGAGCAGGCGCAGAACTCACTGGCGTCGCCCGACCCCGTCGTGCGGGAGGCTGGCGCCCGCCTGAATCGGCTGCACGACGACCTTCTGGATAAGCCGGGTTCTCAGACCATCACGGTCCGCGACGCCCAAAATATCTCGAAAAGCCTGCTGGACGCCGCCAATGCGGCTTACGCCGGCGGGCAGGGGGCTCGCGGCGCCGCTCTCAAGGAGCTCGGGAAATCGGTACGAACCAACGCGGCGACCCCTGATCGCGGTGGCTTCGCCGAATATGGCGCCTGGCTGAAGAAGTACGGCGAGGATTCTGATGGGATCGAGGCGCTGGACCTTGGCCGAAAGGTCTTTGGCGGCTCCCTCGATATGTCGGCGGCCCGCCTGCGCAAAACCTTCGCGGGGTGGAGTGACGGCGCCAAGGAAAACTATCGCCTGGGCGTCGGGGAGGCGCTTCTGGACGCCGTTCGTCGCAAGGGCGGGGTGACGCAGGCCCGGCAGCTTCTCAAGAACGAGGAGTTCGCCGACAGGCTCCGCGTCGCCGTCCCCGATAACGTCTCCTTTGATGACTTCATGTCCGCCATGGAGCGTGAAGTGAAGATGGCGAACCACAACAATCGCGTTGTCGGCGGTTCGCCCACCTATGCGCGGGCCGCGGGGCGCGCCGACCTGGAGGCCCAGGGCCGTGACCCGCTCGACGTGGCTGCGGAAGCCATTGAAACCGGGTTGAGCCCTGCGCGGCTGACGGCCAAGGCTTTGAAGGCGACGCTCAAGGGCCTTCCGCGCAAGGATCGCAGCGTGATCGGGGACCCCACCGCGAATGCGGCCCTAGCCAAGGCTCTCGTCGACCCAGACGAAATGACGAAGCTTCTGAATATGCTGGAGTCTTATCGGGCGAAGCGTGAAATCCCGCTGAAGCAGCTCCCCGGGCGGGGAGCGGCCTACGTCGGCTCCGAAGCCGCCACGAACTAGCGGGAACTCGGAACCGGAGGGATGGAGATCATTCCGGCCGGCGCGGGCGCTAACCTGGGCTCATCCGGCTTGAACGGATCCGGGCCTGGCAGGGCCAACACCACGGCCGTGAACAGGGCGATCGCAGCGATCATGCCAACATAGGCCCATTGCAGCGGCCGCAACGACGGGCGCGATCTCCCTGGCAGGGCTCGCGCATCACTGACGATCTCAAACTCGGCGTCGATGTAATCCCGTCTCCGCATGTCCGGATGATACGTCGTCGCCCCTCAAACGCCAAGGACCGCCATGCATCCCATCTTCAGCGGCGTACCGGCGCTCGCCCCCCTACTGATCCCGCTCTACGCCCTGGCTGACCGCGCCTTCGGCATGGCCCGTCCCGCATGGGCCAAGAAGCTTCCCGTCAAGGGCGCGGCGACCGCTATCCTGATCGGCGCAGGTTGGCTGCTGGCGGGGACGTTCGGGGCCGTGGCGGGCCTGACGTGGCTGATCTGGCGCTCCCCGGCGTGGGACGTCTTCGGCGGCTCCATGACGCCTGCCAACGGGCGGGAGATCATCGGGACCCTCGCCCGGCACCTGATCGCCGCACCGCTGCTGATGCTTGCCGCCTACTGGGGCGGTGAAGACCGGCTGACCGCGGGTCTGGCCGGCGTCGCCTTCGCTACGGCGGCGACCTCGCTTGCCTGCTGGCTGACGAGGGAAGTCCTCCTGGCGGTACGGGATGGGGTCCCCCTGGGCTCGCAGAACACCTTTGTCGAACTCACTCGCGGCGCAGCTTTTGGAGCCTGTGTGGTCGCGATCAGTATGGAGTTGGGGCTATGAGCGATTCACGGCTCGACGTTCTGCGCGACGCCGGCCTCTCTCAGGAGATGCTGAAGGGCGGGGCCTATGTGACGCCGGGACTTGCGGTGAGCGCCTATGCGTTCGTTGTCGGCGCGCTCCCGATCATCGTCGGCATCCTGACGGTGGCGCTGTTGACATTGCAGATCGTCTACACCGTCCGCAAGCTTCGGGAGCGACGGGCGAGGGCGGACGCTGATCCCTTCACCCGCCAACCCGAGGACGAATAGATGCTCCGGGTTCTTGAGGAGCCGCTGGGCGAGGACGCCCGCGAGGTTCCGACGCGGGAAGAGGTCGCCAAGCTATGGGCGCACGCTCGCCACGCCCCGATCCCTGACTATGACGAGTTCACGCTGGGGCGGTTCCTTTTCGAGAGGTATCGGCGGTGAGCGCCCGCCTCGCCATCGCGGGCATGACGACGGCCTTCACGGTCGCCGCCGCCGCGACCGCCGGCTACGTCCACGACGAGGGTTGGGTGTTGGCGTCCTACCCCGACCCAGCCCATGGCGCGGCGCTCCCGACCGGATGCGCGGGTCTGACCGGCAAGCGCTACGGCATCGAGCCCGGCAGGCGTTACACCCAGCAGGAGTGCGAGCACAAGACGACGCTCGCCATGCTAGACCATTATTACGCGACCATCGGTTGCCTGCCGTCTGGCCTTCCGACCGACACGCACGCCGCCTTCCTGCGGTTCGCGCTGAATACAGGCCCCGGCGGCTTCTGCCAGTCTTCCACCGCCAAGGCGGCCAGGGCGGGCGACCTCAAAACGGCTTGCGAGCGAATGAACGAGAAGCCGAACGGCAAGCCGCAGTGGGTCTTCGTCTGCAAGGCCGGCGTGTGCGTCCAGTGGCCGGGCCTCGTGAACCGCCGGGCCGATGAGCGGAAGCAGTGCGAGCGGGGCCTGTCATGAACGACGATTGGCCCGACTTCCCCGTGATCCTCGGTCAAGGATCGCTCCACGATCTCCGCGACGACGAGGGCCAAACGCCCCGGCTGGCCGGCATGAAGTCGGTGAGCCGGGCTGCGGCCTGGGCGCTGCATCGCAAGCCGGTTCAACAGTCCCGGCCCGCAGGCTTTGTTCAGCGGAGGGACCGATGATCTGGACCCTCCTGACATCCCGCCTCGCAGGCCCGGTCCTGTCCGTCGCCCTGGCCCTGACCCTGGCCTTCGCGATTCCCGCCGGCCTGAAGAACCACAAGCTCCAGCGGCAGGCGGAGGCGGCTCTGGGCGCCCGCGACGTGGCCGAGGCCAATCTCGCCGTCTGCAAAGCCAGCGCCGCCGCCCTCGACGCCGCGAGATCGGCCCAGAACGCCGCGCTGAGGGCGGAGAAGGAAGCCGGCGACCAACGCGCCGCTGAACTCGCCAAGGCCCTCCAGGCGGCCAGGAAAGCGGCCTCTGCGGCGGATGTGCGGGCTGACAGGCTGGAAGCGTTCCGGCCGAAGTCCGCAGGCGTCTGCGAGGCGCTGTTGGAAGTGGATCAGCAAGTGAGGAGTAGACAATGAAATTCCGAAAGAAGCCCGTTGTAATTGAGGCCATCAAGTGGAACGGCGCCACGGTGGGTTTGACTAACGGCGGCATACCCTTCGCGACTGAGCGCCTGGAATATCCTGAGTGGATGCCGCCAGTCGCCCGCATCGTCACCGACGAGAAGTGGCCCGCAAAAGTTCCCGCTGGCGAGGTCTGGCGCGATGGCGACGATCTCTGGATCGGCACTCTGGAGGGGCCGCACCGGGCCGATCCTGGGGACTGGATCATTCGCGGCGTCAAAGGCGAGCTTTATCCCTGCAAGCCGGACATCTTCGACGCGACCTACGAGCCGGCTGCTTGAGGTGGATGCGCAGGTGAGGGCGGGGCGGTGAAAACTTCACGAAACACCTCGAGATGTGCATCGCCCTTAATGTGCGTCGCGACTTCAATATTGCTCACCGCCTGCGCCCACGCGCCCGAGCCACGGATCGTGACCAAGGAAGTGCTCATTCCGGTGCGTCAGGCGTGCGTCCCGGACGATGTTCCAGGCGCCCCGTCGAGCTACCCTGACGACAACCTCCCGAGCGCCCCCGAACTCGCCGCCGAGCGCTACCGACTGACAGCCGCCGCGAACGAGCGTCGCCGGGCCCGGCTCTCGGTGCTGGAGCCCGTGGTGGCATCATGTCGGTAATCTTCTGGCTCGCGCTGGCGGCCCTGATCGCCATTCCGGTGGGCTCGGCCGTCTATGGGTGGTGGTGGAGCCGGAGAGGGCCGCCTGACTGAACCCGGCGCCTTCCCCCTCGCGCCGTAACCTTGGCCCCCGGTTCGCGCCGGGGGCCTTCTTTGTGTCTAAGCGGCGTTCGCAAACTCACCGTGGAGGAGCCTGGCCGCGCCTCGATAAGCCGCAGCCGCCTCTTCCAGAGTATTGAAGGTTCCGA